CTGCGGTCCGCCGCCTTGGAAACGGATCGTCTCCTGCCAGAGCAACAGAGTCGCCTGTGAGTCGAGCCATTCGGCCTCGAGCGCAATCGTGTAGTTGCGAAAGGTCGAGTACTCGGCACCCTTGCCCTGCGGAAAGCTGGGGGGTGCGATCACGCGCACCCCGCCGTTCGTGTCGGCACTGGTGATCTGGTGGCTGGTCGGTTGCCCGTTGTCGAGGTAAAAACCGACGTCACGGGCCTGAATCGCGTAGGCCGCGGTCAAGGCGTCGATGGCGGCCGTCAATGCGGTTTGATCGACCGCTTGCAGCAAGCCCTGAATGTCCCACCGCTCGCGGAGCCCGCGCACGATGCCCGCTTCGCTGAAGACCCGCTGTTTGGAGATCACCACCGAGGCTTCGCCGGCCGCGTGCTGGTAATTGCCGTATTTCAGGTACATTAGGAGGGGTTGACAATTGTGGGGGATGTGGGAGAATGGATATAGGTCAATTCATGGGAACATGAAATGCCAAGGGGGAAACATCATGTCTGGATTCGACGCATACCACAAATGGCTGGGCATTCCGCCAAAAGAACAGCCCCCCAGTCATTACCGACTGCTTGGAATTGCTCTTCACGAATCCGATCTTGACGTTATTGATCATGCAGCCGATCAACGCATGATCCATCTTCAGACGTTTCAGATGGGTGAACACGGTCATGTTTCTCAACAACTCCTCAACGAAGTCTCTGCCGCCCGAAAGTGTTTGCTCGATTCCGCCAAGAAACGCCATTACGACGAAGGATTGAAATGCCAGGCACCACGAAACGAGGTGCAACCGAAATCATTCTGCCCTCTCTGCAAGGAATCAGTGCATCCGGAAGCGATCAAATGCCGTCACTGTCAAAATCACATCCCGCCGATTCCTCCCCTTCCGGCTGAAGTCCTTGCTGCCGAGCCAGTTGTCTTTTCTGAATTGGTTCCCGAGCAGGTGGAGAGTGGACCACAACGCTCGGTTTCCATTTGGAATCGTTCTGTCAGTGATTGCTTGGTTGATTTCAACGTATGGCTCTTCTTGAAAACTGCACGGACCATAAAACGAATCGCGAGACTCTTTACAAAGAAGAAAGAAGATTGCGACATGGATCTTGAACAAATTCTCCCAGGATCATCAGCATTACACATTGATGAAAAAGACATATTGTCGGAACAATTCCCCATGTTGTCGGCATTTAATGACGAACCGCAAGCAAAGCCGCCAGCACAGTTTCCCGATGCCAAACTCATCTATCCACCTTATTCTGAAAATCCCATGACGAAATCTCCTCCCATCATCCGGGAATCTCGGCCAGGCGAATTGCGTTAGTTCAAGGTCAGCGCCTTTGTCTGTTCAGCTCTTTCGTTTTCTAAATTCTGAACCGCCTGCTCAATGATCTTTATCCGTCGCAGATTGTCTTCTGCAATAGCATCTTTGACGGCCTGAGAAATCCGCTGGATTTCTTGTTCTGAATCTTGCCGGATGATCTTGATGTTTAGGTTTTGTTGCTGAAGATTCACTTCGAGTCGCAGGACGTCTCGGCGAGCCTGGTCGGCCGCAGCAAGAAATCCGCTGTCGAAGAATCCCCCTGCACCTGCCCGCAAGGATTCCTGGCGAAGGCCCGCCGAAACATCCTTGTCGAAATCCTCCATCCCCAATCCCCGGAACTTTCCCAATTGTTGCAAATCTCGGGTTGTTGCCGTTCCTCGATGTAGCTTTTTGCGAGCACCAATGAGTCTCTGGCGTTCAAATGAAGTCATCGAAAGAAACCGTTCCAATCCCTTTTGCCCACCTTTGGCAAGTTGCTCAGTCTTCTGAAGTTGCTGCTTGAGCAAGTCAACCTTTTCTCGGGCTGAACGAAGGTCGATACGGGCAGTTTCCTGGACAGTTGTTTTGATCTGCTTGTAAACATCGAGTACTGCTTGAAACGCAACCGCCTTGGCTTGCGGTCCCTGGGCCTGTTGTAGATTGGCCGTTGCCCCTGCTAGATCTGTCGGTGCGCGTAGGCCAAGTTGTTGAGCACGTAACACAGCAAGCTGAGTGTTAATCTTCCCAACGGCCACTTCCGTCGTCACCTGGGCTTCTTTCCTTTTGATTTGACGATCAAGGTCACGTTTCGAAAATACTTCAGCCCGGAACGGATTATCGGGATCACTGCCTTCTCGCTCAATTGCTTTTAGAGTTTTGATGCTCGCAAAACCTTGACGCCATATATTTAGGCGATGGAAAACGCCAGCAACCTTTTCCGTAATAGTCCCTGGACCTTTTTTGCCCTCCGATTTTCGAACAGCCGTTTCAATTGAGCTTGCTGCTCCTACCAATGCCACGCCCGCCGCCAAGAGAACTCCGCCGGCCATAACGACAGAACCAAATCCGCCAGCACTAATTGCCGCCGTTCCGCCTGCGCCAGCAGCACCAGCAACAACACCACCACCAAAACCGTATGAGACAACATTGCCAGCAGACGTTGTGAGAGCGACGTTTCGAGCACCAGTCGCGGCCGCCAGTGCCGCCTGACTTGCTGCTGCTGCCTGCGATACAGCCGTGAATGCCCGCATCGAACGGGAGAGCTGTGCAAACATCATTATGCCGCCACCGAGAATGTCAAAGGCAGCTTGGATTTTCACCAGGCTCTTTAACATCTTCGCAGCATCTTCCTCGGAACTTGCAAAACTCAACGCGACGCCACGGCCGAAACGAAGGGCAGCGGACAACCCAGTGACCAACTCGCGGCTGAATTGTTCCGTGGCTGTGCGAGCACGAATTGTGGCCCTTTCGGCCTGCCTCATTGCCTTATCCGTTGCCGAAGCAGTTTCCCTGACGGCCTTGGTGGTGGTACTGGTGATCGCCCGCGTGGCCTTTTCGGCCTGGGCCGTTGCATCCCCAGTCACCTTCCGAATCTCAGCAGACGCATTGGCAGCCTGACCTTTGTCGACCTCCAGCTTCAGCCGAATAATCACTTCGCGTTCGTGTTCTAGTGCCATTACCTACTCGCCATCACTTCGATAATTGCTCTCGCCTGACTCCGTTGATAGACGTCGAACATCTGCTGGATGATTCCAAAGTTCTTTCGGGTAATGGGGTCGTCAACTGGCCCACCAGCAGCTTGATGTTCGTGGAACCGCTGTAGCGTTTCCTGATTTCTTCGATTGAGAGTGTTCCGTTGGCCAACTGCCGGCGAAGGCGTTTTCTCATCTTGGCATTTGGGGCAGGCACGGCACGGCGGCTTGACGTGCTGAGGCCGCCTAACAAACCTGGTTCCCCGTTTGTTTCGCTGCCAAGTTTTACTATCGTACATCCAGTGTTTGCAGTCATCGCACGTTGGGACATTGGGATGGGCTAGCAGAATCACTAGCCCGGTTCTGAGTTTTTTTCCGCCACTGTCTCGCGAGCAACGCCAATGGGAGCCGGCATGGCATGGGCAACCTCTTCGATTGCCACCTGCTCGGTCGCCTCGTCATCATCCCACTCGGGATCAAGGTCACTGGCCTCGGTGCCCAGCAGAATGGCCCACAGCCGATAGAACAGAATCGGCTTCAACCGCCGGGCCACATCCACAGTCACCTTGATCTGCCCGCCCTTGGCATCCCGCAAATCCCAGGACACAAGATGTTCAACCAACGCCTGGGCGATCGAAACATCCCGCTTCTCTTCCGCCATTTCCTGCTGAGTTCGCAACAACTTGCTCCGTGCCTCGGCAATGAATGGACGAAACTCGAATCGAAGATCACCATGGAGTCCAGGACTGCCTTTGATGAATCCTTCCTCCGTGTATCCATCGTCGGGAACGTAACTGAGCGGCTGGTGGTTGCTGTTCATGTTCTCTTGATCTCCGGTGTGGTTGAAACTTTCCTGGCAACCCAATCCATGGTAAATGGAATGGGGCCTTTGTCACGGACTTCTGGTGAATTGAGGGGAGCCTGGAGTCGGCCAAACGTATATGTGCGGGTGTTCGTCCCGTCACTGATTGTCAGCACTCCCGCCGCTCCGGCAACTACGGCTGCATACAAGCCGGACGTGTTGCTGGACCAGGTATGTTCTGTCCGCAAAGTGACAATTCGATCGCCTTCTGGCATATCCAACCGCGTGCGGGAATTGGCAAAGCGATCTTTGACAAGAGCGTTGTCAACTACCAACTCGAATCCCTCGATTTCATAGCCCGTCCCACTGTAGCTGAATGTGATGTTGGAGAATGCAAACAGGGCGGCGTCGGCCGGTTCGGACGGAGCACTGCCCGTGGCACTCTCACTTCGCGCCTCCATGTCCATCGTCAATTCGAGCAAGTCTCCCTTGCGGCCACGCATCGTCAACCGATCAACTTGCGTGTTCGCATAGGTGTAGACGTCATCGCCCTTGTCGATGATGAGTGGAGCTTCGCCAATTGTCTCTGCGGGAGTGCCAGCAGCACCAATGGCGTACAGCTCGAAAAGGTTCAGCTCAGCATTGGTTGGATTGCAAATGATTTGGCCGCTGGAAGTATTGGTGCCGAGAGCTACATCCAAAGACTCATGCGTCCGTGTCCCTCGCATCCCATCACGTTCAAGATGCGTCTCGTGCTTGGCCACGGTACACCAGCCCATCACGGAAGTGCCGGCATACGAAAACTTCTGCTGATGGCCCATGCGAACTGTAGTCATGGCCGTACCCTCCTATGAATTCCGATTTTCTCGGCTTGTGAATTTGAGTAAGTGGCCGGATGCCCAGAAATTATTGAGCCAGTGGTGCTGGCTTACTGGCGGCATCGGTACCACGGCACACGTGTTGACGGTTGTTATGTTTTGTAGCCGCTTGGAATGGAATGCCTTGCGGATTTCCTGCAACCAGAGCAGATACTTATTGATGTTGGCCGCCAAAGTTCTTTCCTGATTGTCGTCGTCTACTACGTTGACTCCCACGCCGTAGACAATGTCGTCTTGGACGTTACTGCCCGCCGTAGGGTTGAGCACTGATTGTTCTGGTGTGATGATGATGATCGGATAGCTCAAACTGTCATTGTCCTTCGTCCGTTCCAACGGCAATTTCTTGACAACAATGCTGGCCGATGCCACGCCTGCCAATCCGAGATTCCGAATGATCGTTTGGACTTCAGTCAAACACTGATTGTGAATCGCACCGGATGCGTCCACGTAGCTCTGTACCCAGTGACTTGAATGCCAATGTCCCATGATTGCCTACGAAATCGTGCTCGCTGATCGGCTGCCGTCGGCTGTCCCGTAAGTCACTCGCCTCCGTTCGTTGCCACTGCGATCCTTGAATGCTGCTTGATTGGCTGTATCGGTATTCGTAACGCCGCCGAGAACGGCATCCATCACCTCCAAGTAATCGTAGACACTATTGGCTGTTGGACTTGCCGGCATGGCCGTGTTGAGAACGTTGCTCACTACGGTTGTTTGTTCGATGAATGCACTCCCGTCCCACTCGACCACCCCCGGGCCACCAGTCACCGGGAAATCACTCTCGGCCAACGAACCGCCCGCCTGCTCGACGACATAGGCCGAATACTGTCCAGCCGCGGCACTCGGAAACGGAAATGTGTAGATTCCCAGACTGCCAATTTCCGTCCCGGAAATCGCGTTGTTCGCAACATGCGAGGAATCATACGTCTGAAACGAATCTGTTCCAGTCGTGCTCCACAATTTCCCGGTACTATCCAGCACAACCATCGACGTGTTGGTGATGCCGCTGCGTAGGCCGATGTTGAGTTTGTTGCCCATGGGTTACCTAGTCCGCGGCCCTACCGAATTATGGTCATCAAGTAACCGCCGAACACAACAGAGGATCAGGTACGGGAGTCCGTAAATGGCAATGCGTATCAGCCAAATAAGACACGCAAGGCACCTGACCAAGAACTCTATTTCATACCACGCTTTCATGGGTCACCTAGTCAGGGCACAGCGACAAATTCGGTTTTGTCAACGGGAATATCAATAGCTTCCTGAGCCGCCCTCACTCTTGTACGACGCTGCGGTTTCCAGATCATCTCCTCCTCGATAAACTTCTGCACCCACTGGCGTGATGTGTAGAGATCGTCGCCTGTACCTGCCTCTGTCGGGATCGGGTGCCGTCTCTGGAATGTAGAGTAGAAGGCGGCTTGCTTGCCCTGTGGAATACGGAACGTAATGCTGTGATCCCCCGGGACGGCTGCCGCGACAACGGGAGCCATCGTGGTCAACGTCTGCGTTGGCGGGGAGGCGTTCAGCCTTCCCAGCCAGGCCGTCAAGGTCACAGACAGGGCCACAACTACAAGGACACCGGCAAGAACAACGCCTTGAATTCTCATCTCTCTCTGCATTTCATTCTCCCTTCGACTTGCTGGATGGTGAGGGTCATCTTTCAGTCACCAATCCTGAATGCGTCAAAACTGACTGCATGGACCGTTAGGTTCGTCGTTCCGTCGAGGTTCGCTACGTACAACGCCAGCACATCGCTACCTGCAAGAACGTGTAGACCTGTTGCTGAGATTGCTCCTAAAGTAGCGCCCCTTACTTCCCGATGGACTACCATGTTGCCCGGGTATTCGATTGTCACGTTGCCCGTGGGTGTGCCCTCGTCATAGTCACCATTTCCAGTTGTCGCCGAGCCGTCTAGGGCGACGATCTCAAACGTGTCGTCGGCTTTGCTTGCAACAATGAATGAACCGTTCGCAGCCGTGTTTACCAGCACGCCTGCAATCTCAACCATGTCGCCATTTTCCAGACCGTGCGCCACGGAGGTAATCACGATGGGAGTGACGAGATCGTCTGTGACATTCGTGATATCCAAGGGCACGGCAAGGGTAATGCCCAACACGATTACCATTTCCTTGTCAGCCCCACCGGTTGCCGTTATCGAAGCGTGAAACGATATTTCATACTCTCCGTCGGCAATGGAAGAGAGGGTCAAGGTGTTTGCGGCCGCAGAGCCAACCAAGTGTGCCAAGTCGTCTTCGTTCCCAACGACCGCGAAAGAGTCTATCTTAGTGAAGGCGTTTTGCGTTGAGATTGCCACCTCAACTGTGCCGGCAGCGTGAAACCAGATATTCGAGAAAGCATCGCCATGCAGAAGGTGGTTTCCACCGGCCCCATCTTGGAAGAACAACTCATTGTCGGACGTGGTCCAGAGCTTGGCGTAGTTCGTATCGGCCGTGGGTGTGGTGGTTTCTTTGAGGGTGAGAAGACCGGCTTCGATCGAGAGGCCGGCCATGTTGGCTGTAGGGATGAGGCCGATGCCGACATTGCCATTCGCATCAATGACCATCCTGAATGTATCATTTGTGTAAAAGTGTACGTCTCCGTCTTGGCGATTGATGAAACAAATGTTATCATTGCTACTTGACATACTTCCGAGATACCAAAGCTGTGTATTCGTATTATAGGCACTATGTCCTGTGATTACTGAATTAGAAAATTGAGCAGTCCCATCACCAGTTACATGAAAATGACCACTAGGGAAACCACCGACATTTCCTGGCAAAGCACCTTTAACTTCTAATGGAGCGTTTGGAGAAGCTGTCCCAGCCCCAAAATTGCCTCCCATGAAAGCAAACGTCCCCGACGTAATCGTGTGCAGTGCGTCTGTGTTGGGGTTGTCCCACTGGATCGTGTAGTCCGTGGCCAGACCGAACTCTAATTGTTGGTTGTCTGCGGGAAGGGAGATGTTTGTAGTCGCACCGTCGATGATTAGAGCAGAGGTATTCGACCCGCCGTCGTTGACCTGGAAGATAATGTCGCCGTCCAGGAGGAGGTGCTTCAGAACCAGTTGAGTTGCACTCTGGGTTATTGTTGAGGCGACAGTTCCACTGCGAAGTCTGAGTGTTGCAACCTGGCCAGTCACGGCTTCAACCTGAAAGTCTGTACCAACGCCGGCCGTCATCCCCTGCACTACTAACCTGTCATTGCCGAGATTTTCATCTAAGAACACGTTGATCTGATTCGCGGTGTTGGTCGTCTTGAAACTCAGCGTCGGGTCAGAAGCCCCGCTAGTTTCCAGGCGAAGTTCCGTGCTGGTAGCCGAGACGAAGTGGCCTAACGTATCCGGTGAGGATGTTCCCACACCCAGTTGAGCGTTGAGGATCTCTATCTCGTCATTGCTGTCGTCGAATACGATCTGCCCCTTACCGGAACCTGCTCCTATCCACTTGCCGTTGGCCATCGTAACATCGCCGCCGATGCTGATGGTGCCGGAATCCAAAACCGTGAATATCGGGGTGCCGTTGTCTTGAATGATGAAGTCTTGAGTACTCGTCAAATTGAAAATGATATCAGTCGCATTGACAGTGATCGTCCCGCCCGCCCGGTAAGCCCGATCCAACGTGGGGATGGCTGGAATGCCGAACTGCGGGATCACAATGACAAGGGAGTCTTGCGGAATCACAACTGGCAGGACGACAGGATCCGCCCCCCAGGCATTCCCGGCCAACAGCAAAACAACAGCGACTATCAAACGTCTCATTTCACAACCCCAGTGCAACTTGCTCAATCAAAGCATCAGCCACAATCTCCGCACACTTGTCTGCTGACTCTTCACTCACTCCGAAATACGGCCGGGCGAGAATTCCCGGGCTTCCTACCTCCTTGTCCCCAGCGTAAATCCGCAAAGCAGCCGAGAGATTCTGCCTGCGTGTTGCGTCACCAAACTCATGCCGCCGAATCCCCGCCCGGCTGGTTCCCGTCGGTCCCTCCGGCATGATCTTGGTGAGCACCTTGCCGTCAGACACCGTCCCGACACTGTAAATGGCCGCCACCAATAAATCCCCGTCCATGATCAGCAATGGATGCGTCGGTTTCGGATCCTTCCGCAACGGCCATGCTTCGCCCCGGGCCGTCCTCGACTGCCGGAAGTTGTCTTCGATGCCCGCCTGCAACACAACATCGCACCGTTCCAGGGCCTCGGTATTCTCTTCACCGAAACTCGCCGCAATCCGCTCAACCTTCCCTTGGAATTCTTCGAGATTCATTTCTCTTGCCTGCACAGGCACCGCCAGCGTGTACCCAACGTATCCTTGGAAACCGACAGAATCGTAAAGACGACACTGCCACTATCAGTGATCGTATCGCCGGCAACGGGCACAATCGCCGTAGTGTTCGCCTGAAGATGAAAGGCAACATCCCTGGCTTCGATGCCAGCCGGAAAACCGAGTTGGACTTCCCGATGGGAGAGTGCTCGGCGGAGAGCGGTGACTGACGTATCAGTCGTGTCGGCCGACGCATCGTAAAGAGTGACGGTTTCTATGCCGTCCATTGTGGCCAGATCAGAAGCGATGTCGGTGGCTAAAGTCACGTCGAGTATCTCTCAGTCAAACCAAGCCGAGAGTCTCCACCTCGAACGGGCCTCCCGACGCGGCAATTTGCTTGTTGACTTCCTGGAGCTGGCCCCACATCATCCGGTACCAATCGTTGTAGTTCACCGTCTGACCGTCGATCGAATAGCTCACCTTCGGACTGCTCGATTCACTCGCCAGTTTCGTGAGAATGTTGCTCCGAATGGTCGCCAGGTTTTCAAGGTCACTTGGCATCTTCTCGCATCGTCTTGATGGCCGTACGAATGATCTCCAGATCATCAGGCACCAAGCCCGGCACGTTGCCAAACTTCTTGCCGGACCGAGCAAAGTCGATGATCTTGTCAACGGTAATGAGTTTTGCATCCCGCAACCCCTCGACTTGCCGGTCATCCAAGCCGAATTCCCTCAGTAACTCCAACTCATCCACGGGCGGCACTGGAGTAGGCTCGGCGGCTGATTCCGTCGTCTGCCCCACGGCCCGGTCGATGGCCTCCTGAGCTGAGGTCGGCAGTGCCCCAGGCTCGGAGGCCACCTTGCTGGGCTGCTCTTGGAGGAGTTGGGCTTCGACGGCAATCGGGCCATGGTCCGGATGATCCTTCTCCCACTTGTCGAGCCGCTGGATCTCCCGAAACTGCCGAATGGCATCGGCGTCGTTCTCGGCATGGTCAATGAAGTTGTTGATCTGACCGGCCGGTGGCCGACTCGCCGTGCAACTGTATTTGCCGGGCACTAGCTGCCTCCCGTGGACTTTACCATGAAGTGGGGATCGAGGACGGCCGCCACCGATCGTTCCGAAACCTTGTACCGCTGGATGATGTCCCGCGTGAAAGCCCACTCGCTGTTGGCGGGAGCGATCTCCTGGGTGATGCCCCAGTTTTCCATCAGGGCGAAGGCCCTCTGCGGATCACCAACCCACCAGTCGTTGGTCTCGGAAGTGAGGGCTTCGATCAACGGAGAATAGACGATCTGTAACGGCATCAAGTTCTGGATCGGATCCATGCTGATCGTCTGGAAATTCGTCGTATTGCTGGTACCACCACGAACCTGCGTTGACGTGAGAATGTACCGTGCCGTCGGCAAAAGCGTCTGGCCCACCAGTAGGATCCTCGGAATGATAATGATCGGCTCGGTCGTTGTGAAATCCGTCATGCCGGCAAACTTCTGGAATGCTGCATTGAGATCCGTCCAGTCAACCAAGGCGTCCGTGATCGAATTGACGACCCCGTGGCCACCAGACGTCTTGTAAGTGTCGGACGTCGAACCATCTTTCTTGTAGTTGTTGGTCACACCCGTTACGAGGTTGATGACTTCCTTCTCGCGACGGACACCCGCCCAATAGCCGACTTGACTGGCACGCTGAAGAACCAGATTCGTCCGATCGAAGAAAATGGCTTCTTTGGTCACCGGCACGATCATGCCGTGCTTGACGGTTTCTGGCGTCTCGATGTAGAGCTGAGCCAACCCAACCAAGGGATATTCGTACCCTTCGGAAACCTGCAACGCCTTGTCGCCCATCGCCCCGATACCGGGGATCTTCTCTCCGCTGAACTGCGTCGGAATCACAGTAACCAACTGCTGCCAGATGAATGCCGCGTCTTGATACGCCTGCAAGATCATGCTATAGACGATCTGGCCCGTGATGTTGGAGAACGTCGAAGTATCGACGGCACCACCCACCGCTTCCATCAACGACATTCCCTCGCTTGTCCGCGGATCCAACCGCCGCACAAACTCCCGGCCATTGTCGATCGTGCTCTCGGCAAGATCCCGCAAACTGAATTCCTGCGGCGTGAACCAATTCTCTTCCAATCCTTCACGGATAAACGCAACGGCCCGCTGCGGTCCATCCAACTCAATTTGCCGCTGGAGATTGCGGTAATTGATTGCTACCATCGGTATATCCTCCTCAAGTTCGTTTCGTTTCGAGGTTATCGCCGCTGAGCTGCATAGATCCAGTCAACGTCGAGATACTGACTGTCGTTTGCGACGCCGGCCTTCACGCCAAGAACAACGGCCATTTCGGCCGCACTGGTATGGGTGATTGTCTGGCAAACAAGTTGCTTGCCGACAAGAGTTTGGCCAACCTCCCGGATCGAATAGCTTCCATCACTGGAATTTTCGAGTGCAAAACCGAAATGCACTTCCGTCAAGGTGGACGACTTGGGAACCGTTCGGATGGTCAAATTCTGCCACTGATTGTTGGTGGCCGTCTCGTTGGTGTCCACGCCATCGGTGATGCCACTCATTTCAGTTGAATTGGCTTCAGCCATCGCGTACCAAGTCGCATCGGTGTTGGACTTGTAGAACAACACCGCGTCGGTCGAAGTTTTCGGAACACCGGTCGTATCGACAATGGCATTGGCAGCCACCGCGTCAATGAGCCCAACCATCAATGCCTGATTGGCAATCGTGTTTCCGACCGGGCGAACCCTTGCCGCAAAGAACATCGGCTTGTCGGTGGCCAACTTGAAAAGCTCGTGGGTGCTCTCCACGTAGGTCTCATCATTGACGGCCTGCGAATTACCACCATTGCTGCTGGGATTGACCTTCAAAATTCCATTGACGGCCTCCTGAACGGCAACGGTACCGCTGTTGCTGGCCGTGGTAGTCCACATGTCCGCCGTCACGTAGTGATCGAAGTGGTCGAAGATCTCGAAAGTTCGCTCACGAAGAAACCGTTCGGCGAGTTGCACTTCGTAACTCATCTGTATTTCCTCCTATTCCAATTGGAATCGTTGTATGCAAAAAAGAAGGGGCCGTGCGATTGCTCGCACGACCCCCAATTATGGCCGCGAGTAATTGGCTCTCTGCCGAGGAGCTACCCCGGGGAGGCCACTGGTTTGCCGGCGGCAATGCCGGCCCCATCTGTCAGACGCCTATCAATTCTTCCTGTGAAACTGGTTCTTGGACTTCTGTTTGCTCGGCCGATTGCTCGGCTGGTTGTTCGGCTGGTTGTTCGGCTGCTACCGTGCCTTCATCGTGCTCCCATTCCCCCCACGCATGATCGTTGGGATATCCCGTCTCGCCCATGTGCAACACACGGACTTTCCGAGTGGCCAGCACCCTAGCCTTTGGATCCACCGTCTGCACCATCCGCGAGAAGGTCCAATCTTCCGGCTGAACACCTGCAAGGTACGATCCATCGGCGTTCGCCCTGATGCCGTCCCCTATCGTGAAATGACATTTCAGCCATCCCTCGTCATCGGCAGCATCCACCCAATCTTTCCGCAAGTCGCAAATCCAACAACCCGTGTTGACGAGCAATCGATCGCCATCGGGATTGAACCCTGCCTCCATCGTCGCTTGCCGACCAAACGTCTCCGGCAACTCCATGATCTCCGTCATCGTCAATCGCCGCGGATGCCACGGGTCGCTCGAATTGTCAATTGCAGTGGAGGTTAACCCCAACGAACTCTTGATCGGAATGATGGCCGAGAGAATATCAGCATGTTGGGCAGTCAGCTCTTCCCAAAGTACATCCAACCAATTGGCTTCGGGAGCGACGTCGGTATGAATCATCGCAAAATGCGTGACACCCTGCGTATTGCGTGCGAAAATCGCCTGTGCGTAGAGTTGATTGAACGAATGGGCCAAGAGCGAACTGTTCATTTTGGACTTGGACGCAGTGATGTTTTCCCCGTCAGTCGGCGACACCACAAATCCTTGCCATGCTGGATCCCAAGTCCCGGTTTTTGAATACGACGGCATCCCCAAAAACACCTTCGGCCGTTCGGCAAGCAACCGTTGCTTTTCTTTCGCCAATGCAGATTCCAGAGTGCTCAGTGCAGACAGCCGACGAACGCCGGCATTCTGCAACGTGGTTTCCGCACCACGGCAAAAGAAACTCCAGCGGGGATCGCCGTTGCACTCACTCATGCGATGATAGCCTCACAGAATTCTTTGGCATTCTCCGACTTCTTGCCGGTGCCGTTGGGCTGATCGAACTTCTGTCCACCCTGCGGTCGCTGGACGTTGGTTTGGCCCTTGATCTCGGTCAGTTGGGTTTGCAGGGAATCCTGGTTTTCTAGGATCTTGGCCAATGCCGCATCCATGTCCGGAATCACTGCAACGGGAACCAACTTCGGATCTTTCTTCTCCGGATCTTTCTTCTCGGGCGCCTTGACCTCCAGGATCTTGAGGACCTTCTCGCCCACCTCATCCTCGACGGTATCATCCTCGGCCAGCAGCCCCGCGTCGACCACCTCCCTCAGAAACTTCGTGCCGGGAGTCTCTTCCTTCACGGATTCCAGCAAGCCTTTGATCGTGAGGGTCATGTCTGTCTCCTCTTGTTCAATTGACTCAAAAAGCGAACGGGTGGTAGCCGGATCTGATACCAGATCGACGGATCTCACCCGAGTGATTTCTTCGACGAACGTCTTGCCGTTCTTTCGGTGGATCTTAGCTTCGATGGCATGGGAAAGCCCGAAAAGTTCTGGCCGCCGCTCAGCAGCCTCCATGATCTTGTCGAATCGGGGATCAGCTTTTAGAAGGTGCAGGTCAGCCTTCATTCCGTCGGGCACCACTTCCGCATTTTCGAGCCAACCAGCCCGATCAGCTACCGACGTCTGACGAGTAGGAGAATGGCTCGGCGGATGATCGAAGTTGACGACTGCCCCATCGTACTGGCCCCGTGCCTTCACAATCGCCTCGGGCAGATACTCCCGGCCGTTGCGAGATATCCTGCCGAGAACCTTGACACCTCGGATCACGCCGGCCTCGCGGTCGACTTGTAAGTTCGGAGATTGAACGATCTCAAACAGTTTCACGAGTTTCTCACTTGGTAGTTGCACGCAAGATTTCCAAGGCCATCTCCAACCAGGCTGGTCGCACAATCAAAACTCTGGGCACCACCTGCTTTTGATTGACCTTTTCAGCCATTGGAAACTTCCTTAAACGTCAAATGGCAACGGCACCTCGGATGGGCTGGCGGCCCTTCGGGAATCGACTGCTGCCAAAACTCCCTTTCCGTCGCGTGCAACGGAGCACAAACAGGACAAACCCTTTCATCTGCCTCAGTATACCAAAACACGCCGAATACCAATCCCGCCTCCGTCATCAGCAACAGCAACACCCAGAGTTCCCCGACGGTAATCGCCCGGGTGACTTCGGTGATCGCAATCATCACGGTGCGTTCGGCGCCGAACACCTTTTCCAGGGATTCCTCGTCTTCGATCGCCTTTTCAGTGCTCTCGACAATCTGCCTGCCCAACTCGGCCGCCCGCTGCCGAGCCCAGCCCACACCCTTCTGGTTGGCTTCCCCTGCCGATAGGGGGAAAGATTGGAGGGAGGCCAGATTGCCGGCGGCTTCACCGTGGACTTGGGCCAATGTGGGAAGAGCGGCTCCAGCCACGGCCGCGTCGAGGCCCTCCAGCCGGCCGAAGGCTATCCAGCGGTCGTGCCAATCGTTGAAGATCAGCAGCAGGGCGGCTGCCAGGGCGTCTTCATGCTGGTTGCGGGTTTTGAGATCAGGCATGGCCGGTATCGGGGCCCGGATAGTTGCCCCAGAGCAATTGAGCCGCTTCCGCCAGATCCCCTTCCCGCAAACTCCCCTCTGCCTTCCCCTTGTCCGCCTTCCCCTTCTGCACCGACTGCCCCGGCTTGTCGCCGCCAGCCAACGGATTCTCTTGGACGTGTTCCTTCGCCCCGAGCTTCTGTTCGCGCTCGAGATCCAGCCCTTCCTTCGCCGCCCAGCTCGCGTCCGAAAGAATCCCATTATTTCTCAGCAACAACAACCGATTGCTCTCGACGTTCCGATCGCGGTTCGGCACGATGGGCGCCTTGGCTTCGATCTTCACCAATCGCTTGATTTCATCGAACGCCATCCGATGCTGATCAAACCGGCCGGCCGCATGGGCAATCGCCAACGCCTTCCAAAAGATCTCCGCGTACTCATCCCCATGGTAGATCTGCTGGCGTTCGCAATACTTAGTAAACGGCGACTCGGCCGCCAACGTCGAAGCATACGCCGCCTCACTGACGTTCCCCGTAATCATGTAGGCCGGCATTGACCAGTTGGTCCCAGCAATCCGCAACACCGCCTCTTCCACATTCACCATCGCGAGCCCCACACCCTGCTCAGCCATCGGCGAAGGCTTGTATTTCGTCCCGTGGCCCGTATCCAGGATCGTACCGGTCTGGTACTGGTGCATGATCCGAGTCCGCGTGCCCTCGGTGGCCGTCGCCTGATTGAATCTGGCGTAGGCACCGGACGATCGCATAGTCTCGACTGAGCCCTGACTGACTCCCTCAGCGTGCTCTCTGATGAATGCAATCGCCGCCATGATCGCATGGCCTTTGACGGTATTCTTCAGCAGCACTCCTGCATCCAAAAGTTGTTGATAAACAGGATAGAAATCCGTAATCCCCCGTTTAATGCCGATGTCGACGTTCAACTTGCAATGGGTAATCTGCGACGGATCGAAAAACCTTCCGGTATCCCGGCCTTCCGGCGTCCGCCACCGAAACCAATAGCCGTGAATGTTCTCGGCGTCGTCATCATCCGTGGCAATGCCGAATTTCCAGGAAATCGGACGGTCCAGTAAACCATACTCGCGATTCACCGCATCCGGATCATTCGGTTCGCTATTTTGCTCCGGCTCCAAGATCCGCAACTGCACGTGACCGCCACCGACGTGATACAGGGCCACAAAATACTCTCCGTCCCGGTGGCACCGCTGAAACAAGTCCACCTCCCTCTCCCACCACCGATTCTCATTGCGAACTTCGCCAAGGATTTCCTGGACAGTTTTCAATAACGCTTCCTGGGGTGCCTCCCCCTCTTCGGCCACGGCCTTGTATTTGTAACCCACGCCCAAAATGTAGCTGGTGAGATTGTTCAGCACGGCCCGAGCGTTGACGGACGAATTGCCCAGCAGCCGGCCGATCGCCCGGATGCGGTCCAAGTCAATCTCGTTCTGAAAGACAAGCTGCTCAGCCCCCGCGGCCCGGTCCCCAAGCTGAGCACCGATAGTATTCCAGCCCAGGCCATCATATCCCCTCGATCCATCCCACTGGCCGCTGGGATAATCCTGCTGGGCAACCCGATCGCCCCAGGCCTCACGCATCGCTGCCGTTTCGTCCACGTGCATTCCCGGGGACATAATCCCGGAAATGGCCGCCGTCTCGGCTTCCATCACGGCCATTTCGTGACGCAACCGAACGGACTCGTGTTGCTCTCGCAACTGGTCGACCGTCATGCTATCGCCAGTAGAGGACATGGACTGTTGCACTCGCTGCGGTTTCGATCATTTCGATATTGCCCATCGGAATTTCCGAATTGTTGATGATGAGAAAATCGCTGGCAAGAACAGGCATTCCCGTCGTTGCATCCGGATCGGTACCATCGTATCGCCATCGGATGCCCTGGCCTTCCGGTACGATCATACACTTGGTTGCCCCGGAAGGAACCGTAAGTGTCTGAACGGTACTGAGCCCCGTGATTTTTTCGTAGCTGCTGGTGTAGATGTCCTGGACAACGACATCGGGCAACGTGGGTTCGACAACGGTCTGCCGTCTACCGCAACCAGACGAAAAAACCACGGCCAATAGGACAATCGGAATCCACAATCGAAATGACTTCATTGGGATTTCTCCTAGTTAATGACAACCGGAATCCATCAGACCACGAAATATCTTCCACCAGTCCGCGTCATCATCGTACCACGGCACCTTGCTCGCCCCGAAGACGATCGTGCCGTCGGCGAGAGCTTCCGCTTGCTTCAGTAATTCGCCGAAGTAATCCCCTGGAATTCTAAACGGCATTTGCTTTTCCAGCGAGTTGTTCTCGGGAGCCCGGGCTTCCTTGATCTTGTCTTCCCAAACCGTGTAGAACATCACGTAGGCCGGCAGGTGGTACACCTCGTGAACCGCCTTGATCGTCTCCCGCATGTACCAAAGAGCCTTGCCCAGCGCCCAGTCGCTTCGCACATAGCACTCGATGCAACAGCAGTCGACCTTGCGGGCCAACGGGATGAGGTCTTGGCATAATCGCCGCCATCGCGGCCTGACGGCATCCTTCCAAATGAACGCCGGGACGCAGGGTGGGAGCTGCTCGAAGAAGCCAAGCTGAACGCCCGAGGGGGCGTGATTGCGTACCGTATCCGCGATCTCCATGCGGCGTTTGACCGCCTCGGGATTCAGGTTGGCCGAGTCATCGTGAACGATATTCGCCGGCTTCTCGACGTTTAGTAGAACGGGCTCCTTTGGCGGCAGTTTCGCGGCGTTCATGGCGAGCTTGACATGATCGACTTCAGTCTCGTCCCAGCCACCGCTGCCGTCGTCAATGAAGATATCGTCATGGAACAACGCCTTTAGTTCGGGAATGCCGGCGGCCTTCTGCCGCATGAACTGCCATGCCCGCTTCCACGGCTTGGGCTCTGTGTCAGTCGGATCGTAGAATCTGAGGTAGTGGCGGATCATGGTTTGATGTATCTCTCGGCAGGCGGAAGAATATAGACAGCTCTGGCATTGATACCGCCGTCCAATGCACCGTTGTTGATTTCTTCAGCAATGGCCACAACCCAGTGAGTGGATGCCGCCTCCTCTAGAGTGCCTTGGGTGTTATTGGATAGACATAGCTCATCACCCACGGCTACAGCACCATTGTTTGAACCTACAGCATCATCGAGGTCGACCTTGGGGTTGTATCCGGACACCTGCACGAACCCCGCTGTGCCTGCACTGATTGCCGCTGGGAGGTAGCCGAACGGGTCGATGGCCGTGTTGGACGATTCGGCAATGATGATCGTGCCCGAGCTTCCGCTTCGCTGTACCCACCTTCTAGTCGCGAGGCCAGCCCCTGAATCCAACAGGTGAACCGTCTGCACGTCCGGCGGCACTCGCGTCACACTGCGGGCATCGTCGGTAATGAACGCCCCCATGTTGTTGGCGAAATTTCCATAGAACGTCGTCGCTACTATGTCGATTGGCTTTGGTGTAGTGTCGAAGCGGTTGCCGGTAATCGTGTTCTCGGAGCCGCGTACGCTAACCCCTTTGGCTCCGGCTGGGGCTACCTCAATCAGGCATCCGCTGACGATGTTGTCGGTGCCAAAAAGTTCGATACCAATTGTTACGCCAGATCCAGAGGCAGCACTAATATGGGCTCCGAGAATGCGATGGCCGTGGGCGTTTTCCAGGCGAATGCACCGCTGTTGCTTGGCACGAACGATTGACGGTCTGAACAAGCATTTCCCGCTCTCCATGATGCGGATGCCAGAGACATTGATCGTGGTGCCGTCGCCAGGCAGCCTGTTGTCTGTTGCGTCGCGATCCGTTGCGTCGGCTACGTCTGCGATTTTGTGGTCTACGAGTTTGCCATTGGTCCCGTCGCCATAGCAAACGCCTGACCCACTACAGAATTCCGTCCAGCCGAAACCGATATAGGATCCCCATGGCTGTAGAAGCCACCAGGCATCACCGTCACACGAGATCACTGCAATCATCTCGAAGTGGGCATCCCATGACTGGTCATTCAAAAGGATACCGTTACACTCGCCGTGGAAGGTCGTGTCTCCCGTGTCGTCCCCATCGCCCTGGTTGCCGCGATTGCCGTCGATCGTTAGGTGAGAAATCCCCATACCAATGTAGGGCGAGGCCACTGGCGTATTGCCGTCGGAAATCACAACCGAACGATTCTGGTTGGCCGCCAGCTTGATTCGCGTGGCGTGAATACCGGCACCGCGAATGTAAACCTGTTCTTTGAGCTGGATACAGCCGATCATCCGCACGAAGGTAGGCTGACCACCCGAACCACCGGCGATTGACCCGTAGTCTTCTGCAAAATCTTCACTGGATAGAAGGGCCTCGCTGGATGCAATATCCCCAGCAGCTAAGTCCCCAGCCCCGTCGTCTATCTCGGTGGCTGTGATGGTCACGTTGTCGTCATCGACAACAGTCGCTATTTGGTGCCAACCTACCGTAACGTTGGTGCCGCCACTGATGTAAAGCCAATCATCGACCGCTGCACTTGCAAAGGCTCCTACTTCCGTCAGTGTATTCGTTGCATCAACCCAGGTCGCTATCGTGACTGATGAAGCCCCGGTCTTCTGCATGACTGTAAAGCAGATGTCTCGGTTGTTATCCTCGACACTGTTGTCGCCATCATCTTGACCACCTGACACTCGGTAGATTTGCCCTATAGATGTGTCGGAAAATGCACCCGTTGTAAAGTCGATGGTGGCATCGTCGTCTACAATAGTTGCCTCTGCTGAACCGTCCACTACGTCGGCGGGAAATACTATCTCCGTTGCCCCACTCGGCTTCGAGACAGTGAACAGTCCTGGGGACATCTCTATCAGAACCCCACCCGCAGCCGCACCCGTGTCGATCGCCTCTTGGATCTTGACTTGAGCATTCGTACTAGGGCACAGGAACACATTAGGCCCGCCCCGCTGGAACGTCCCCGGCGCATCACTGGCCACCACAAAGTAGGTCGTCGTTGGCATCCCGCCGCGACGCATCTCAACCTGCCCAAACACTGACGGACAAATCCCCGCCAGCAGGCAAAAGACAATTGCAATCCGTTTCATCTCAATCTCCTTGTTCCAGTCGTGCAATCCGCTCGTCATTTTCGGCACACGGCAGAGAATTGAGTTTCGCTTCAATGTGAACCAAATGGTTTTCGGAAATCACCGTCACAGCATCCTGCACTCGTTTGATCTGCATTCGCAGGGAATTCCAACCAGCCCCAAACATAAACGCCATTCCCAGTAGCTGTAGAATCGTGCCTGTCTCCATGGAATTGGCTCCTGACGTGAGGTAGGTAGTTGCCCGTCAGTATACAAGCTACTTCCCATTGCTTAGGAACCAAGACTCTGGGGCTGCCGGTATCTCCAACATGCTGATGATCGTATTCCCGGCCGGTACCGGTGGCTGCAAGACGTTGTTGGCAACGCTCCAGCCTGCTAGAAAACGCGAGCAAAACCACCGAATCACCGAGGGGCTCGGCACGGGCCGGCCATCTTCCGATAGGCTCGATTGCGGCTCTCCCCGCTGCACAATTCTGCCTACCACCTTCGGGGTAAGAGAAAGGATGTCCGCAATCTCCTGCTGGGTGAAACCCCGACTACGGAAATCGAGCACCTGAATCTCGCACAATTCAGAGATTGGCCAGCTCATCCTACTTCCACAAAATGCTCCGCCTCGGAAAACTCGTCAATCGGCGGCTGCCGGGCCACCAACGCCGCGGCCGGGAGAGCCATCACAAACGCCACGGCCCGGTCCGCATGGCCGTAACCATCCCGCACAGACTTCAGTTTGTACGTTCCAAGCTTGGTCTCTTCGATATTCAGCCGGTGGAGATCCCGCACGAACAATTCCTGTCGATAGATACGGATCAAGCGATTGCGGAAATGCTCAAGTACCGTCCTGGCAATTTCATCCCCCGTCGCTCCGGTCATTGTGATCGGATCCATGATCACACCCCGCTGGCGAACTCGCTCAGCAATGTACTCCATTTGCCACGGATCGAAACAGCACCCCAGGCAAGGAAAATCCGCCCAGCCGCGGAGAATGGCCGATTCCACCTGCTCCAACGCAATTCGCCCGCCGATGGGCGCCCAGGATTCACACCGAGCCAACCAGATCTGCGGATTCCCCCGCTGAACGGCCAAATGAACCACGGCCGCATGGTCGTGCTGCACGCCAGCGTCTACCCCTTGGATTACGACAAACCCGTTGTCCAGAACATGCTTCGGAGTCATCGGCCCGTCCATCCGCACGGCCGCCTCGATGTCATCCGCGTCAATCGCATTGGCTTCCGTGGCCGACCAAATCCCACGCCAGAGTCGATTGAACCGCAACGTCGTGTTCCGCATCTTGGCCCCCCTGACGTTCCGCTGCGGAATCCAGGGAGCCGGCTCTTCGACTTTCTGGAACCACCAGTCACCTGACTGCCGATGCTCTTCCCGCCAATCGTGCTGCCAAGTTTGCAAATGGCCGGCGTTGGTGGCGATCAGCATGAAGTTGTTGCCGATCTTGTCTGCATTGTCGGCCATCGTCTCCATGAAATCCTTGTTGGTGACGTGGCTCAGCTCGTTGCAGACGGTCATGTTGGGCCGCGAACCATGGGCGCCCGTGGAAGTCGTAGTCAGCACATCCATGACCGCCTCGGTTTGTTTGCCGATGACTTTGCTCTTCTGAAATTCCACCAGCGGTGCCATCCACGGATTGAGCCGAACCACCGATTGCATGGCCAAAAGAGTCTCGGCAGCCTGCTCTTGTTGTTCGGCGCCAATTTCGATCAGAATCGGCCGACGCGAAAATATCAGCATCCACAACAGGCAACACCCGACGTCCGAATCCTTGCTAGCTCCCTTGGTCCGCTCGATCCAGATCCCCCGGTCCGGCGGCATCTTGTGATGGGCTACTGCTTGCAGACACGGCACCAACCGCTCATAGGCCTCGAACTGAAAATCCGCACAGACGTCCCGTTGCTTCTTGGTGGGATCGGCCCCCGGCACGACCAGATCCATGATGAAGGCCATGGGGTCGCGGGCGTATTGCTTGAATTTTGTAGGGGTAATGCGTTTCACACAGGAGCCCTCGCATAAGAGGATGGGCTCCCAGCCCTACAAATGAAATTCCGCTCACTCACTCGTCATCGTCGCCGAAATCCAGATTACCCAAGCCGACTTCTTTTTCCTTGATACCGAGCTTGAGCACCGCTGCGTTCCGTCTCATCGAAGCATCACGAACCTGCTTGGTGATTTCCCGAATAACCTTGATGCTGGGCTCCGTTTTCCAGACGCGAGCCAAGAGCTTTTGCACCAGCATCTCTTCCATGTAGCACTTGACGGCATAAGTCATGGCCGACACAAATTGAATGGGAATCTTCAAATCATCGTCAATCCCGTACTCTCGGCAAACGGCCTGCCGCATGCTCATCCAGAATTTGAACGCCCGGTATTTCTCCGGCCCACAATCAGCCGGCCAATCGCCCAAGTCCAATCCATGAATCTGCCGACGCTGCCGCCCGCTTCTCCCCTTCACTCCCGCCATCCCACTCCCTCCGCGAAATCACATCGACCACCCGCTGCGGCGCGATGTGGTCCAAATACCGGGCCGTAACCGCAATCGACTCATGGCCGAGCTGCTTACTGATTATTCCAATATCCACGCCTTCACGCAATAGCTCCGCGGCCAGCGTGTGCCGAAATCCGTGGGCATGAATGCGTTTTTCGATCCCCGCCCTGGCCCCCAGCCGCGGCAACAGCGTGCGAATGTACTGGCCGGCCAGCTTGCCTCCCTGAAGCGTGCAGAAGATCGGCTGATGCCCATTCAACCCGATTTCCCGCCGCCGATCCAGCCACCGTGCCAGCAGTGCCAGTGCTGCCGTGTCGATCCCCACCACCCGGAATTTGCCCCCCTTGCCGTGGCGGACAGTCACCTGGCCGGCGGCCGAATCGACGTCACGAGCCCGCAGACTGAGTGCCTCGTCAATCCGCAGGCCGGTGCGGTAGAGTAGACCGATCAGCGCCCGATTGCGGATGCCGGTGGGAGCGTCCTGCGAACAGGCTCCCATCAGCCGGTCGATTTCGTTTTGCGTGTAGACTTCAGGTGGACGTTTCATGGCTTTTCCCCTTTTCGTAATGGAAATATCCCCAAACCAACAAACGCGATTTTTCCTACCAATAATTTGCCGGTTTCTGCGTCTGTTCCAATAGCACACCAATCGACATCTAGATTGCCGTGGTTGCCCGGTACCGATGCCCAATACCAATTCTCCTCATCAAACGAAACTCCCACTTCGGTACATTGCCGTCCTGCCCCTTGTTTGGAACCAAACCACTGAGAAGATGGCAGACACACCATGCCAACAATTGCCACAAGAGACTCACGTCGATTGAGTTTCATGGCTCTTTCCCTTCCTGTGGCTGTTGTGGTTCTCGCCCCTCGACTTTGGCGATAGCGTCTCGCAGCATGCAGGGGATTGCAATTGCCAATTTGTGCTTGCCCCATGGTTTTTCGCCAATAGCCTTGCGATCGGCATCAGTGCCAATCAGATACAAGGCTGCCTGACATGCCTTCCGCAGCTCAGCGATCACCCGCTCCCGCTGATCCACGGGGGCACGTTGTTGCCATCGGGGCATTGCTCCACAGGACGGACAGGGTTTGTTTTGGTCAGTCATGTTCTCTCCTTGGCTTTGGCAATGGCGAAAAAAGCCAGCGTTGCAGCAACGCCACCTGCCGCTGGGTCGTTTATTTTGGCAGCATGTACGATGGCTTCGCACGCAACTAGAAGATCGGGAGCGGCGGCGATGAGGCAGGCGTCGGCTACGTTGAATTCTCGGGGATACACCGGGGTGAGTACACATACGCAGCCGCGCCCAGGTCCAGCCGGGCCCCAGATCAAGCCGGGCTTGCCGCGTTCGTAGTGCTCATTAGTGTTAACGGACCACGGTCCTGGCGTATGCTCGATCTCTTCCGCCTTCTTTCTGACTTTGATCTCAGGCCGAAAGTCGCCGAGCGCGGCTTCAGTCCACTGCTCGGCCCACCCTTCTTCTCCCGGTCCCGGGGTATGCTTGCTCATGTTCGCTCCTCGACTTTGACGATGGCCTCGCGAGCCATTTGGGCATACGATCGAGCCAAGGCTTGATGACCCGCAGCCCATTGGCCGGCAGAGTGTCCTGCGGCCTCAACGAGATTCGCCATCAATCTGCTCGCCTCCACCAGCTCCTCAATCAGCCGCTCCCGCTCTTCGCAGACGGGGCAGTGGTTGGTTGTGTCAGGCATCGGTCGCCTCACTTTCTTGAACAGCCGGGAAGTGAGCTAATGCGTGATAGATGAATTTGTGTGTGGCTGTGTAGGTGCTGTCGCGATTGTCAATAATCCAGCCACGCTCAATCAGCCCATTGAACAAATAGTCGTATTTGTCTTCAGCGTCTAGCTGGTGTTTTGCTACTGTCCAACCTCCTGCCTTCTGGCAAGCACGCACGAAAAACTTGGCGGACACTTCACGTTCGCAGTTGTCGAAACTGTCCCACCAGTGCCTATCATCAGTCTCAATCATGTCGGGCGCGATCACCCTGGCAAAATGCTGCGGCTTTTGCTCGGCAAGCCAGTTCGCGGCATGGCATTGCAGGTCCAGCCAAATCCCCGCCAATAATTGTTTGGGATAGGCCCCTTCTCCCTCGATCGGGTCAGACCACTGCATCGTCTTGTAGACGCCATCGGAATCGCGTTCCAGCATGAAGTCGAAGATGGCCCGAGCATCGGCTGGCCAGAGCCCGCAGTCATAGAGCATCTTTTCGAGTTTTTCTCTTACCGTCATCTTTCACCTCTCGGGGTTACATTTCCTCTCAGTCAATCAAGACATTTTGGACACAACAACCGAAAGTTGCGACCAATAACAACGATCGTCTCCGGTGCATATCCATATCCCGCAGTGACACTGGCTTCACCCATCAAGGCAACATCTCCGTTCCTCACCGGACAAAAACATCGATCACACGAGAAGGGTGTTTCCAATATTCTCATGCGGTGTAAATGAGCTTCTCCGGCCATGCGTCTTTTCCTTCCTCAATCAATCAACTCACTAACCTCCACCCCCAACGCCCCAGCCAACTTCTTCAGCGTCCGCACCTGTGGATCGTAATGCCTCCTCAAAATCCTGCTGGGACTCTGTTTTCCTGTCGGCCATCGTCTCACCTCTCGGGCTTACATCAGAATGCACGGACGCCAGGCAATCCTATGATCGCCAGCCTCACGTTACTCTCATCCCGTAGCGTATAGTTGCCCATTCCCATTGCATGGTGCAACAATTGCTTGATCTGATCCGTCTGAAACTTCTCGTCAACGACAAGCGATGCCGTGTTGTGATACGTCTTTCGGTCCGATGCCATAAAGTGGCCAGTCACTCCACGGGACTGAGCGTGAAGACGAAACTCCAGCGTGCCACATCGAAGGTCAAAGAACACTGACGTATGAGTCCATCGCATCTTCTCACCTCTTGGAGTTACATTTGGCGTTGATATACTTCAGTCACCATGCCCTCTTTCAAGAGCAGCCAGTGCCTTACGTAATAGGTCAACACAAGCTGAGTGGTCGCCGCGAAACACACAGTAATTCAACGGGACGGGGGTTTCGCCGCCACCGATTGAGATCCTCAGAATACCGTGTTCGTCTGGCGGCAAATGTCGAACGTCGATGCCGTTTGTCTTCCACTCCCCGAGTACCGGTTCACCTTCCTTGCCGGCCGTAATCTTAGATTCTCCGGCGACACACATTTGCTCTGCCTTGGCCGCCAAACTGCGCAGCCAGTCGCGACGAGCATCTCTATCTTCGTGGGTTTGCATTAGAATCTCCTGTTTGGTGAGCCTGCTATATCAGTGCCTTACATTTCCTCTCAGTCAATCAACTCACTAACTTCCACCCCCAACGCCCCAGCCAACTTCTTCAGCGTCCGCACCTGCGGATCATGGTCACTCCCCTCGATCCGCGAGAGATAGCTCTGCTTGATCCCAGCCGCCTCAGCCAACGCCTCCTGCGAAAGCTCAGCCGCCAGCCGCATGGCTTTGATCCGCTGGCCGATGGATTGAGGTTTTTTCTTTCGGCTCATGCCGTCCTCTCAATTCAAGTAGGTTTGTACGCCCCGACAGTCGCCATATCCAAAACGCTCCGTTCCACGTCCGTGAGGTCCCACTGGGCCAACACCACAAACAAATCCTGCGTGATGCGACGGAGTAGGTACGGATCTTCGGGCGCCTCTTGCCAGTTGGCTTCCCAGAGCAGGACGTAGTTGGCCAAGCTGCCTTTCGGCCGAAGGGCCGGCGGTACAATCGGCACGCGGGCACGAATTGGGTCTCTCACGCGAATACCAAAAAATGCTCGCGGGAAACGAAACGTTCCCGTCTTGGTCCCTCTGCTGTAATTGCCATAATTCCAGCCCGGATTGACGGCATGATCCGAAACGAACGCACTGGCCTCATGCCACCATCTACCATCGGAATCGTGCATTCGGCCAGCATTCCAACGAAACCAGACCCACTTGGCCGTCGCACCTGCAACCGCCAAAACCGGATGGCCGCTAGAATCAATCCCGGCAGACTCCATGGCCTTGTTTAGGGAGATTATGGTTCGGCCCATCCCAATCTGCTGATACGCTTTCTTCAACTCAACGTCCACGGCGGTTCCGCGGCCGGCAGATACCACCTCCCTGTACTCGGCAAACTTCCGCCGGGCATCCGCCTGCCCCGTCGCCGTGAGTTTCGCTTCCTCGATTACTGCTGTCGACATGATCGTCACTCCTTGGGTTTGTGGTGATCGCAGTGGCTACGGCGATCTTCTCATCCTTTCCCGTCACGTAGCTCTTTAAGTTCAGCCTTTGTGGCCAAATGAACCTCTTTTTCCAACTCGTACCGTCGCTTTGACGCAGCAGAAATCTTTTCCTGAATGGCGTCACGCTGGTCGCAAAGGGAACTCACTTCATCTTCTAGTGATTTGATCTCTCTTTCTAGGTCAGTCATCAGTCTTCCCTTTTTGGTTTGTGGTGAACGCAGCCGAAGCGGGAGGGGGTCGGCCCTATTTGCAGGTTTCTAAGCCTGTTGGCTCCACAGTACCCAACCCCCGGATATCGGTCCAATATAGTCCAGTCCTCACACGTCTCGCACCTCGGGTAGTCGATGGGGGCACGTTGTTGCCACCGGGGCATTGCTCTACAGGACGGACAAGGCTTGAGCTTGTCTTGGTTAGGCATCGGTCACCTCACTGAGTTGAATTCCACTCCTGCCATTCTGGCACTCCCCATCCAATAAGTCAATAGCCGCAAAGCCTATTCCATTGGAAAACTTTACTGGGGGATTGACAAACACCCGTCACTTGGCCGAACGGACGGCCGTCAGTCTGTACTGGTTTCCGCAGAGTTCGGCACCGGGGCCGCAACCGAATCTCCCCGCTCTCCCAGCAACTCGATCGTCACCGAAGTCGGAGCCGGATCTCCACACTCGCACGGCAACTCGATCTTCGCCCAGGCCGTGGTTGCAAGTGGAATCGGTTCTCCCGTGGAACTCCAGAAGAAAATGGCTCCATTTGCTGCCACCGAACAGAATCCACCTCTCTTGGCTCGCCCGGCCGTATTCTCCACCCATAACCAATCCCCCGGCTCGTCCGGCGGGGATTTCTGCCATCTCAATTCAGCCATCGTTCTCACCCTCCTCCCTCAGGATCCCCATCAAAGGAATTTCCATCCCAGTTCCTCCGCGACGAATTTCCGCCAGCAGCATCATGGCAATTTCCCAAGCTTGCCGCTCATCCAGAATTAGCCGCAGAAAATTGGGCTGATAGCTCTTCCCTTTCACGACTTGACAACCTCCCCCAATAACAAAAGAGTGCATCTCCCGAAAAGGCCGATCCGACGAAGGCCAAGCTTGTACGCACATTTCCTCAATCCTCCGTTTTTATTTCACTCATTCCGAAAAACCGCCCGGATCCCGTCCGGCCCAATGAAAATCTCGACAAGCACCTGACCATCCCGCTCGGCCGCGAACTCACCAAAATGACTTCGAATCACGTGCTGCAATTCCGGATCCCCCCAATCCAAAAACGGAACCTTCTCAACCGGCCGAAGACTCCCGTCTGGATCAAATGTGATCTTCATGGGTTTTTTCCTCCTCAAAAACCTCGTGGCGGAAGCACCCGCTCTTTTTTGCACCACCAACACGTTTTGTATCTTGGGTCTCCTGGCAATGCAATGCACAATTGCCGCCAACAGTGGAAACCAAGCCAGCAAGAAAATCTACGAAAACAACTCATAAAATTTCCTCCTCAATTTTTCCGATATTTTTTCCAACGCACGTGTCATCCTCAATGCCCCCTGGACCCTCCCCTCCCCTTATGAACGGACGGGGGGGGTGCTGACATTTTCTCGACCGAGTAGCGTTTCAGTATCAAAACGCAACTCTATGGCCGCCCATCACGCCCAATCGGCGACTCTCCAGTAGGAACGCAACTCTACACCCAACTCAGCCTGTCAATACCCACATTAGGTGCCGTTCCCTGCCGTTAATCTGTCAATCCCCCTTTTAGGCTATATGTAGGGGCACGCACCTAGCCGCGCATTTCCTTTTTGTCTTTCCTTTTTTCTGTGGCCATCACCAATACCTTGGGCACATTCCCATTCCCGTTGTGCCCAAGGTATCTTGTGCATTTGGTGTAATGAGCAGTGTCCTGACCTTACGCACACGGGCAGGGGGTATCCCCTAAAGGGATACACCCCTGTCCAAAAAGTGCCTAAGGTCTGGCCCCATGCTCAAGGTTCATTGTGCGTAAGGGTGCGGGAGGTGGATAGTTGTTGTGCCGTAGCTACCATAGAGGGGGTATTAGAATAGTGGTTGCTGGGTATTGGAGGATATGAGCTTGTATACTGGGTAGGGAGTTTTTCGATTGGGCTTGATTATGGCAGTCTCGCACCACAGCATTTGAGCTAGACCCAGATCGATAGCCCGGGACATGCGGTGATCGCCCCAGTGGAGTGCCAAGCGAATTTCTCGTTTGCCACAGCCTGGGAGATTGGGAGTTTGGGATAGATAATCTTGGATGGTTGCTGTGTCTTCGGCAGTGGTAATGGCGGTTTTTTCTTTACGGTCAGCGGCCCTTTCTTGGGATTTTGCTATGCGGTCGAATTCCTTGGCTTCTTCGAGTGGGGAGAGTTTGGTTGACCATTTTTCTAGTCCACCGAATTTCTCGGGTGAGAATTCGCCTTCGTCGACGGAGAGGGACCAATGGGAGGAATGGCCGGCGGAACCGCCAATGACGAAATTCATCTCATGGAGGCCGGGGTGGTATGGGAGTCGGCGGTTGAGAAGGATCCATTGGCGGCACCATTCTCCGATTCCTGAACCGTGGAGATCTTCGCGTTCGAGGGGTTCTTGGGAGCCGCGATTGGAAAGAAGGCCGGGGCGCTTGATGGTGTGGTGGGCGAGAATCAGCGTGCAGCCGGTTTTCAGACACATGGAATTTGCGGAACGGAGCATGGCCCCCATTTCATTGAGGGAGGCGGAATTGGCTTCACCGGCCGCTAGATAGAGCGGATCGAGAATGAGGACGTCGAGGCCGTGTGCGGCTATCAAACGGCCGATGGCGTCGAGGTGGTCTTTTCGGTCGAGTCTGGGGAGAGACTCGCTCAGAAAGAAGCCTGCGGCGTCTACCGCAGGGTCTAGGCCCTTGGAGTGGCAAATTCGGCGATAGCAGTTCTGGAGGGCAGCCAAGCCGGATTCTCCTGAGAGCAAAGCCACTTTCCGTTTTTCGGGAATCCAGAAATGGTCCAGGAATTTCCGACGGCAGGAAATGGAAATGGCCATTTCGACAAGCAGGGAGGTTTTTAGGGATTTGGATGGGCCGCCGATGACGCAGGGTTGCTGGGCATAGAGAACTCGATCGATGATGGGGTCGAGCTTGACGTCGGCGGCATGGAGCTGGGGGCCGGAGATGAGTTCGAACTCTGGTTGTTCGAGGAACTCGCCATGGGAGTCTACTGGCCGAGCGAGCCGGATGGCCCGGTCGACCATTTCTCGGCCGCCAGCGAGCCGGAGGATGTCGCGAACGTCATCGCCGTGGCTTGGAGCTAGCGGGCCAGGTAATTGAGCGATGCGTAGCGAGCGGGAGTGACCGGCAAGCATTTTAGCCGTGGTCTTGGCTCCCTTTTCGCTCGGCTCATCCCGGTCTGGGACGACGATTATGTCAACCCCCTGAAATAGGTGGCAGAACTTGGCTGCCAGGTGATTGGTGTTTAGCCCGACGGTGTTGAGGTAGCCGAGTGACCAGAGTGCAGCCGCATCCTTGACGCCCTCGACCATGTACCAAGTTTCGCCTGGCTTGGCTCGTTGCCCGGGCCAGAACAGGCCGGCCGGCATCCCCCTGAGGTTTTTGCCCTTGTCCTGGGGAGAATTGAGCGTGAATCCTGAACAGCGTTCACCGTCGGGGCCGTAGACTGGAAACTTGATGCCATGGCCATCCTTCTGGAGCACGGCGCCGTAGGCTCGGAAGGCTTCGCCGGTGGTTCCCTTGGCATGGGCCAGGAAGTCGATGGGATCGACGGTGTCGAGCAGGTTGGTCCGTTGCTGGCTGTCTGAGGAAGTCTCAAACCCCGCGGCCGCCAGAGCATCCCGACAGGACTCGTCACCCCAGCTCAGTAACTTGGCGAACGTGTAGGAACCGCCGCCTTTGCCGCAACTGAAGCAATACCAGAGAGCTTTGTCGATGTGCAGCTTGCACGCATCAGACGTCCCACAGGCATGAGGGCAGGTGCCAGCGAGATTGTGGCCTTCGCGACGTTTGGGTTTCCAGGAGAGAGCTTCGGCCAAGCGTTGGCCGGCATTGGCTGGCGGTGGAGAGAAAGCCATTGGGGGAAATCCGTTTCTCTGACATTACTCACTTAGCAGCGTCCTTGGCAGCATCGCGAATTATCTGTGCGTGCTTCGATTGGATTTCGGCAAACAGCTCAGCCTCATCCTCATCGTATTTTAGATCATCTAAACCAAACCCTCTACGATTGCTTAGGTCGCACCAAATCTGTGCGGCAGCTTGATCGGCCCAATCAGCTTTCATCCCATTTCCTCCTTTGCCTTCTCGGCCTTCTCAGCGGCTTCTCGTTGCAGCTTGCGGACTGCACGCTTATCATTATAAAACTTCCATTGTCCAAGATCCCTTCGACGGCATTTGGCACAATACCAAAATGGTGTTGCCTCGTAACCCATGTGAGAATTGCCCCACCCTGAAAACCGTAGGAGGACTTGTTGCAAATCCTCTTCTATTCTGCCGGGGGGACAATTCCTTGATTGACACTCACGCATCCTTCCTCCTTTGCCTCATCGGCGGCTTCGCGGATGCTTCGTTTGTAGCTATCTACGGCACTTCGTAATACCGATATACGGTTTTCGACGGAAGGCCTGCTCTTGCCATCATGCCGTATCCCTAGTTTACAAGCCGCGTGATGCACCTCTGCGGCTCGCCAGTCCATCGCTAACGCTGCAATGCCCTTCAGTTGCTCATACTGCTTCTCACTAGGTAACTCGTCGACGATGGCCTGGAGTTGTTCGACCTTCCTGATAACTGCGTCTGGAGCATAGTGGTCTTTGTCCTCACCCCAAAACATCCGACCAATTTGATTGATGTTGCTGCAAAATCTATCGCGAGCTTTCGTCATTCCGTTAACCTCAGCCTCCAGGCGGGTGATCTCCTCGGCGGCTTCATCGGCCAAGACACTAATAGCCCCCTTCCAGTATTTTGGATCTCCATTACACGCTCGAATGCGATGTGGCAAATTCATCACGTTTCCTCCTCGGCGGCTTCGCCAGCAGCGGTGTGCGCTTTTGCGTTGCTCACCATTTTCCGTTTCGACGATCCCTTCCTCCACTCATCCGTCATTTCCCTAGCCATGACACTGGCAATTCTCTCAAAGCGTCTGACGAATTCATGCGTGTCGTGGCCATCGGCCAGGGCCGGTTGCATCATACGTTCTACGGCAGACCGCAAAGCGAGCACGGCAGGTTTGGAAAAAAATGGGCTTGTCTCTGGACCTGGGCATCGGCGTATGACTCACTGCTGATGTCTCTCTACCAAAACCAAGCCAGCGACAAAGCACCCAAGATACAGGCAAATAGATCAAACAGGGAATTGAGCACACTGTCTCCACGATACCGCGGGTATCCCCAGCTATGCTGCTGGCGAATTCCGAGCTGGCTGTTTTCCCAGAGTTCCCAACAGAATTCCAGGAGCATGGTTACGATAACCAGATTGTACGGTAGCGCCGACGCCCCAGACAACAGAAGGCCGGTCTTCAGTGCAGTATAGAAACCCAGCCCGTGGCAGAAATGCGTGAATGTCCAGAGATCGACACACCGCTGATCTTCATTCGGCCGCCACCACGGCAGGCGGTAGCCGAATCGCAGGGTCAACAGTAAGGCAACTGGGATGGCGATGGAGATAATGTAGATCATCACTCACCCAACTTTCGCCAGCGTAGGTTTCTCAACCCCAGGCAACAAAGGCTGGCTCCTGGCCTCGATCGCCGTGGCCGCGAACTGCTCGACGTCCGCCTTGTAATAACCGAATTTCGCCACCACCTCGTTGAACTCTTCGATGTCGTGTTTCCTCAATCGAAAACACGTCCGCTTCTTGTCGTCCATTTTTGGTTCACCGTCGGTATCCTTGGCAATTTCCAAATGGCACAGCTCGTGGAAAATCACGGCTTCCTGTTGCTGGTCATTCAGAATGCCCTTGTTGAATGCCTCGTGGTTGAGTAGCATGACGGCATCGTAGGCGTCACTCGGCAAATCCCGTTGGAACTCCGAAGCCAGGGACATCGTCCCCAGCTTCAGCTTGCCATCTGCGTCCGCCCGCCAACCCATCCGCCAGGCAATGGCAATTTGAGCGTCCGCCAAATCCTTCCGATGGCTCTTGATTAGACTTTCCATGATGCGGTAGGGACTACGGACTTTGCCGGCGTGCAGCCGTGCCAGGAAATGGACGGCCACTGCCTTGCGTTTCTTCTCGGCCGTTTTGTCTTTTTTGCGGCGACGTGCCATGGCTCAATCCTCCATGGAAAAGTAGGGGGTTGTCCGCTAGGTTGCGGATGCTTCCGTCTTTATCATTTTGTCAGTTTCAGATATTCGATCATCTCGGACTTCCAAAAGCTCAATTCCTTTTGCCCTCAATACGCATTGCCCATTGACGCAAACCCAGACTCGCTGCCCATCAGCAGAAATCTGAAGCCCCAGGCACTCCACGTCAAAGAATTCCTGATTCATTGCCACACCACTCCTTTCTCAGTCAGTGTTAATTGCCGGTACCGAATTTCCAGAAACTCAACACAATCCGCAGTCGCATGGGTCACTTGGATAGTTGCAATAGGATTTGTGGGTAGTACGCCTTTCTCGTTTGTTGTCTACTTCACAGCCACATGGTTCGGATGGGTAGCCGCACGAACTTGCATGTGAAACGTGGCCCACTCGCTTTTGCTGTTCTCTTAATTCTTTTTCAGTTCTTGCCATGATATCCCTTTCTTTGAAACAGTGAATCGTCGGCACCGAATGTGGCTCGACGTTCCTTCGGTATAGTAAATCACCAGCACACTCCCATCCCTGCAAGTCACGAAACAAGGATACGCACCGCCGCAAGAATCAATCTGGATCGGCCCCTTCCACGTCTTGCACTCGTCGAGAGAATAGTGGAGGGCCGTGGCGGGGACGCGGTGGGCGAGAAGGATGGCAGTTGGATGCTTCGGGACTATGGCCACTTGCCCAGGTTCGGTGGATTTCTCCCCTCTGCCTTTTTCCACATCCAACTGCACCCGATGCAACACCGGACAGTGCAAAGGAAATCCAATATCCTCAGCCACCGTCCAATTCTTTCCGTCGTTGCTGGTGCTGTAGTGGCCGTTGCAGTTGTGGCCACGCATGACGGCGTAAAAACGAGCCGGTGCAGGACTGGGGTTCCCGGTTTGGCTTTTGCCAAGCGACGGTGCATCCGCTACGCTGCCAACGCCTGCGGACCCAGGGGGTTCACCACAACTCTCCCCCGTGGTTAATTCACGGCTCTGCACCAACTCGATAATATCCGTCTCAGCATCCAAATGCTTCCCACCATTCGGAATGTCGAACACCTGCCAGGTCTTGCCGTTGTCGGCCGAGCGAATGACGTATGGCTGGTCGATGTGGTAGCTGCCGAGCATCAACAGGCCGTTGCCGAAATCGCGGACCGGGGAACTGGTGCCGGCGTCGTGCTGGAGTTTGCGGACATGGCGGGAGTTGAACGTCTTTTGACTCAACGGGAGAATGAAAGTACCCGGGTTTGTTCGGGCCGCGGACGAACCGCCATCCCGTGTTTCAACTCCCGCCACAATCTCCGCAATATACACCCCATCCCCCGTCAACACCGGCACCGTCCCCAGCCGAAAATAGCTGAGCATCAACCGGCCGTCCCTCAGCAAGCTGATGCTGGGGTCTCGGTCGTCTTCCTCTGTGTCCAGCAGCATGGCCGGCTCGCTCCACGTCCGCCCCTCATCACCGGAAATCGTGTAGGCGATCGCCCCGCCACCTTTCCGCTGGTCCGTCCGTGTGACGTGGCCAGTCCCGTTGTAAAATACCACGATGATTCGGCCGTCGGCCATTCGACAGGCGCCGGGGAATGCACAGTACGTGCCGGCGGGGCCGTGGTTGGCGACGGTCGTGTAGTTTTGGCTGCCGAGTAGGCAGGTGAGTAGGGCGAGTAGTTTCATTGTTCCCTCGTTTCTAGCATTGCGTCGGCCAAAATGTAGGCTGCCTTGGAAATGTGTTCCGTCTCCCAGTCGTGTGCGAAAAGTTGATGTCTACCAATGCAACTAGATAATCCCGTCAATGCCTGCCCCGCAAACCAATCGCGAAGGGACATTCCCGAATGGCTACAGTCAGCGGCGTTAGCCGCCGTTCTTGGAAAAGCATGCCCACCATCTTTTTGATTCATTGCACTTCCCCTCCATTTCGAGTGGCCTCAACAGCAAAATACTTCGTCTGGATTTCCTCGAAAAACGGTAGCCCGTAGCCGTGGTAATTGTCGTGATGCTGCAAGGGATCGTCAAGAATCCACAGCCACATCTTGACGACTTCATACATCAGGCTGGCCGAGATTCCCCGTTGCCCTTCCGCTTTCTCGATTCCGAAATTCAAGTCAGATTCAAGTTGAGCCAAGAGTTCTTCTCTTGCCCAGGGTTTCAGAGTACATGTTTCTTCTCCTGGTAATGCAAAACCAAACGGCTCCCATTGGTCACTCTCGAAAAACAAAACCAAGCGAGCATAATCTCGGCCATCAAGGCATTGCGACTCTCTGCCGTTTCGCACTGCTTCCAAAACTGCCTCTTTGGTTTTCATGGAATTTCCCCTCCATTTCGAGTGGCCAGTTTCCTCAAAACCCCAATCCCCATCTTGTCCCCCAAAAACTCCACATGGCCGTCGGCATACAAAAACTCCACGCCCCCATCATGCCGACTGCTGAAAAAGATATCGTTGAACAAACAGTTCTGATCCGCCCGAGCGTGATTGTACTTCCGCTCTTCCGGATCAGTATTGAGTGGCCACGTCACATTCTTGCAACTGAACACGCAGACGTGGTTGTCAATCCCGTAGATGTCCGTTCGATAAGCCCCCGCCGTCCACACTCTCAACCAGTTGATTTGCTCGCCGACGGCCAGGGTGTTGCTCGCACCGTCATGGGTATCGGCGATTCGCACACCGGACAGTGGATACAAGATTCCGTCGGTGTGATACCCGCCACAGTGACTTGTTTCGAGTAAGCGAAATTCCGCAGCCCCAGCGACACCGCAATAATTTGCAGTCCGCCATCGGAAGACTGTTTGCATGTGCGGGTCGAACGGCTGCCGCCCATCGCTGGGACATTCGTATCCTGGGATCCTGGTGGAGGACAACCGATTGTCCAGGCCATTGCAGATCGAATCATCGAAATCAAACGCATCGTGTCGCCCCCTTTCATCGAGAAATGGAAGGATGAGAACTCGCCAGCCTTCTCGGGTGCCCGTGGGTGTGCCGTAGGGCCCGCCTGTTGATGTGAGAAAACCAACGGCAGCTCCGCATGGGAATGATTCGTGGGCTTCGTGGTAGCTGTGGAGAGCCAGGCCGATTTGTTTGAGGTTGTTGGAGCATTGGGCCATGCGGGCGGATTCCCGGGCTGATTGGACTGCGGGGAGTAGGAGAGCGAGCAGGACGCCGATGATGGCGACTACTACTAGGAGTTCGATTAGAGTGAATGCTTTCTTCACAACTCCAAGTCCTCCAGTAACTTTGTCATTTGCAAGCCGTGAATATACAGAGCATCCCAGCGGCCTTCTGTGCCCATGCATGCCCACCAGCCATTCAATTTCATTTTGTAAAATCTGGCTTTCAGGTCGGCTGGCGAACTTCTGTCAAGACAAAATGATTCGTAGCCCGTGACACCGCCCTTAGCGAGCCACACGGCTCTGTCTGCTTCTGAGTCAGTCCGTACTTCTACTTGAATGTCTACAACTCGCGGCTCGCCTGTTCGACAATCAAACCGCACGCCTTGGATGGTTGTTGTTTCCATCATTTCCTCCCCGCCCACGCGGCCGTAAGTTGCACCGCCAACCCCAACGGACTGGCCAGTAGAAACGTAATCCCCGAAAAGTAAGTCACGTAAACCACCACGGCCAGGCAGAGAAAGCAACCCAGCCATACCATACGCACGCGGGCACGCGGGATAAAGAGAGCTGTCAACATCAACCCGCCGAGCGGCGTGGCCAGCAGATTGACAACCTTGTAGCACAGCTCGAAAAGGTTGCCTTCGATAACCCCGATGATTTGAGAGAGAATGAAAATGATGATGCCAAGGCCGACGGTGGCAAGGATGGTAATTCCCTGAGAACTACGCCTAGCAATCATGGGTTGAAACCAATCACTCGCCACCGTCGACACACACGAATTGATACCGCTAGAAAGACTACTCATGGCCGCCGAAAGCAAAGCTGCCACAATCAACCCACTGACGCCCACGGGGAGCCCCGCCCCAACGATTCGGGGGAACAAATCGTCCGCAACCGAGACGGGGCTCGACCCATGGGCCATCAGACAGCACACACCAACGCACGCGAGCAAGCCTGTCAACAGACAGTCCAACGCAAATCCCCCGAAGAGAACCTGCCGGGCCTGGCGTGAATCGGCCACTGCCAAAAACCGCTGGGCATTCATTTGGTCGTCCGTTTTCACGCAAATGCCGAGCGAAAGCGATCCCACGATTGCCGTGACTACTGAAGCCCGTGCCCACGGATCGCAGAATTTGAGCACAGGCCAATCTACGTGAAAGGGCGCATTTTGCCCATTCCACACCACCTCCTTTCCAGCGATCAAAATGACAGCGACAGCCCCGCCAAACATGACCGCCGCCTGAATGCAATCAGTCAAGCCAACCATTATCACAGCGAGTGTCCAGGTTGTTGCTCGATTACTGCGACCAAAGACAATCGGGGACAGAATCACACTTGATGCAATGTGGACTATCATGGCCATCCAAGCAACCCTCATGGCCAGAAACAACGCCGATGCAAACCGCCCCAAAAAAACTCCAAATTTTTTCTCGATGATTTTGTAGGCCGAAACCGTTTGCGAAAACCGTAGGCGGGGAATGACTTTCCAGCCGACGAACCAAAGGGCAAAAGGGGCTGCCAACAGGCCAACGTAAACGCCCGGGCCGTTGGCTGCCACTTCCCCTGGGATGGCCGTGTAGCTGATTACCGAGAACCACGAGACAAACAACGATGCCGCCACCGGCAACGGACCCATCCGTCGGCCGCCGAGAAAGAAATCATCGGCAGTGCGGTTCCGTTGCTGGTACCATCTGCCAATCATCAGGACTGCCAGGCAGTAGCTCGCGATAATCAGATAATCCAACCAACTCATTCCGGATCTTCCTCTTGGCGAAACGGCACAGGTACTTCCTCGTTTCCAACCAGTACATCAATGACCATTTTGATTCCGGCTGGTGTGTGTTCGACCGCCTCCAGCGTTTGCCGAAGTCGTTGTTCCACTGTCTTTCCGTCAATGACGCCGAAAATCTCGTGTTCGCCGGCAACAATCAGACAGACAATTCGCTTGGCTTTCATTTCTGACTCGCAATGAATTCCATCAGAGCCTCGGAAATCCTCTTCTCCCGGGCTTCCGTGATCCGTTCCAGTCCAGAGAGATTCCCGTTGTTCTCGTGGTAGGCGGCCAAGTCTCCGACTGTCTCGAATCCATTGTGCTTTGTCAGTGCAGTTTCAATCACCGACGACAATTTCAACACGGAAATAGGTGCCTTTGCCCAGCCAGCATTCTTCGGACTGATTTTCACCGTCGGGGCAGGTGCCATCAAGTCGGGTGATTCGGCAACCAGTCGGCCGAGTTCCGTGTAGGCAGCATCAATCTTCCCGCGAATCTCGTTGGCTTGATCCAGCAGGTTTTTTTCCTTGACCTGCAAATTCCGCACCTTCGCACGTGCTCTTTCTGCGGACGCCAGAAACTTCGGTAGCTGGGCTGCCGGTTGCTCGGGTTGCTGGGTGGGTGGTGCTGGCTCTGATTCTGGTTCTGTCTCGGGTTCGGGTTCTGGCTCGGGTTCGGGCGCCGCGGCCTCTGGTGCCGTTTCCGGCTCCGCTCCATCCGCAACCTCATTCCAAGTTTCCAACTCGCCAGACTTCTCGGGCTTTTCCGTCTTCACTTCACTTGCGTCCAGTTCGATTCCCATCAGTCTCCCTTTCCTTCTTGGGCTTGCTGCCAGAATTTCTCCAGCAGTCGGAATGTAGTGATTTCTGCGAGCCGCCTGTCGTGCATGGCCCACCAGCAAACCTTGTGGCGGACGGACCAACTGAGTGCTGTCCGGTAGATCGACTTGGGCGGCATTTTCGTATGTTCTGGTGGTGATTTGAGAATGGTTTTCCAATCGGCCTCGACAACTACCGCCGCGTACTCGAATTCTGCGAGCCGTGCGAATTCTTTCTCGAATCGTTCTCTGCCCTGGCCGCAGGAATTGTAGAGGTCGGCCAGGCTCTTCCGTTCGATGGCGATGCGATGTTCGAGACCTTCGATTGAATAGTCACCTGTTTTGAGTCCCTTCCATTTCCACTCGACGGCCAGCGGGCGGTACTGCTGAGCGGCGCCTGCCCTGAATCCCTTGAATTCGTACGGCCGTTGCTCGCGGGAGTCTACCAGTACAACGAATGGGCATTTGATTGATTCCATTGTGTTTTGCCTGCCAGTCCGTGCCGTGCCTTGCCCCGTCTCGCCATGCCCTGTCTAGCCTCGCCTGCGACGCCATGCCCTTCCCAGCCAGACCTTGCCGATCCGGACCCAGCCACACCGCGCCTCACCGTACCTGCCGTGCCTCACCTCGCCTTGCCGGTCCTGGCCCAGCCGGTCCGGGCCTTTCCGTGCCTGCCATGCCTGGCCCAGCCTTGCCCATCCGAACCAATCCTCGCCCATCCGTACCGCGCCAGACCATCCCTTGCCTGCCGTGCCTCGCCTGCCGTGCCGTGCCATGCCATGCCTAGCCGCACCAGGCCCAGCCTTGCCACACCGGCCGTGCCCCGCCTGCCCAGCCTCGCCTTGCCTTGCCGTACCCATCCCTGCCGGTCCGCGCCTTGTCATGCCTGCCGTGCCGTGCCTTGCCATGCCTGGCCAGACCTTGCCTGGCCGATCCAGGCCCAGCCTTGCCACACCGGCCGTGCCGTGCCTTGCCATGCCTAGCCTGACCATGCCCAGCCCCACCGAGCCCCGCCAGCCGCGCCAAGCCCATCCGGGCCACGTCAAACTGCCTTCACTCAATATCATCCACCCCCGCGAAGGTCCGCTTGACGGCCCGTTCCAAAATGCTCAAATCCAACTCACTCAACTGCCCGTATTTCATTTGGAAACTGGACAGCCAATTTTCAGCCTCCCGTTTCGATTGCAGCAGCAGTTTCACCCGACGTTCCTTGTCGTCAAGCACCTCAGCCAAAATATGGTACCCCTGCTCCTCACCCGACGGCGTCAAGTTGATGTAGTGCCGTGTCACTTCCCCGCTGCCGTCTGGCTTCGTTATATGCACCTGCCGAATGACCCGCCGGCAAACCTCCCGCCAGTGTTCCAGAGCGGCTTCCTTGATGTTCCAGTTGAACCGCTTATGCAGTTCCCAATCCTTGTTTTCTTTGGCTGCCTCAATCACATCGTCTACCAACAGCCGGCCATCAGGCGTCCGCTCCACCTGGTCCAACTCTTGCCTGATTTGTTCAACGTCCTCGCGGGTCATTACATGCCTCCGATTGTTTTGAGTAATGGCCGCGGCCAGCCATGAAACTGGCCGCGGCCCGAACCGCCTCATCCATCAAGCGGCAATCTTGAAAAAGCCCCAGCCCAAACCAGTGGACTTCTTGCTGTCGTTCCGGCCTTCACCGATGCCAACCTGCAAGCCCACTCTCAACAGCAGATTGCCAACGTCTTCGGCCGTGAATTGGTCGGCGTCATACTCGACGCGAACCTTTGCCTGCCAACCAGGCGACCACATCGGCCTTGCCCGAATGTCCACAACCCCCGTGGCGTTGCGTACCGGCAACTCACTGTACTTGGGCTTGCCCTTGGTGATTTTCACCAGTGGCGTACCGTCGCTGCCGTAGCCGTCCGCCTGGATGACCAGGGCCAACTTGCCGCGAGTCATAGCGAACCCACACAGCTTGCAGGCGGAGATCATCGCTGCCCGCAGTCCGGGAGCCGGCAATCCGTGCCAACCGCCGTCCTCTGCCTTGTGCATGGCATTCTCGTAACACTCCTTGAAATTCTTCGGCTTCCGTTTGGCTCCCTTCGTAGCAGTCGAGCCCGCTTCCTGCTTGGCTCGCATCTCTGCCAGTGCCTTGTTCGGAAACCTGTTCTGCACGTAGGGCGAGGTGCCCTCGATCAGGAATTCCGCCACGCGGAGATTCGGTGCAGTGATTTGGAGTGCCTCTGTCTTGCTTTCGGCACTCTTTGCCTTAGGTGCAGCTTTCTTAGCCATTGTCTGGCTCCTTGTTCTGCATTCCCCGAGATTGATAAATTGCTCGCCATGGTTCGGGGGTGCCCATGGGTTGCTTGTATTGGTTGGTGGCCATGCCGTGCCTTGCCTAGCCTTGCCGTGCCAGTCCACTCCCGGCCGCTCCTTGCCTGCGATGCCCGGCCAGTCTTCGCCAAACCCAGCCCTGCCGGTCCTGGCCAAACCCCGCCGCACCAAACCTTTCCATGCCTGCCGTGTCACGCCTGGCCGTACCTAACCTCGCCCGGCCACGCCGCACCTCGCCCTGCCTCGCCTGCCGTGCCGTGCCCTGCCTGGCCCAGCCCCGCCAAGCCCCGCCTGCCATGCCCTACCCCGCCCCGCCGTGCCAAGCCCCGCCAATCCGTGCCTGCCGTGCCGTGCCTTGCCAAGCCTTGCCGCGCCCAGCCCCGCCGCGCCTAGTCATGCCTGCCGTGTCTTGCCTGGCCCCGCCGCGCCGCGCCATACCTCGCCTCACCGTACCTGCCGTGCCATACCTCGCCTGGCCGATCCAGGCCCAGCCTTGCCGCGCCTGCCGTGCCGTGCCTTGCCATGCCTAGCCCAGCCCCGCCGCGCCCCGCCTGCCAATATCCTAAACATCATCCCAATCACCCGCCGCCCCATCCCCTGCCCCCTCATCCCCAGCACCCTCAGCACCATCAAAAGGGACAGCTTCCTCTCCCGCCACTTCTCCCGTCCCTCGCGGCACATTCGCCACGTCCGGATGGTCGAGAGTCCACATGGAGTCCCAGGGGATCTTGGTATACTTCTTGCCCTTGTCTATCTGTTCCTCGGCAACCACAATCAACTCAGCCCCTTCGGCATCGGCGAAATCCACGTCTTTTTTTTCACCGATTTTTAGCAGCCTACAGGCAATCGCAAAAACCCTGAGACGTTCCAGCATCTTCTTGGTCTTCTCCGGTCGCTTGCATATGTCTTCATCCTTGGACGCCACTCCAAAGAACTCTGTGAACTGCGTGCCCTGCTGGCCAGGCACCGTACCGTTCAGCACCTTGAACTCAACGATCACCTTTTCGATCTTGACGAAAGTATCGTCCGCCCGCAGCACCTTCACATGGTACTGCCCTGGCTTCGGCCGCGGCGTCCCATGGGCATCGTCTTCACTCTCGAACCCGCTGGCGTCCAGTTTAATGGGCATCTTCTATCTCCAATGCTCGTGTAATGGTTTCAGTTTCTTTGCGTGTGTGGCAGAAACTCGCTGGGTAGCCAAGCACTGCCCGTGCCGTACGTTCGACGGCAGCATTTCCGTGCCGCTCAATCAGGTTCAGTAGGGAATGTCCCCTTCCTTCACCATGGTCTTCTGGCGAGGGTTTGCCGGTGCCTTCGCTGCCTCCTGGCCTTCGAGTTTCTTTTGCAGAGCCGAAATCAAATTTGCGGCCCCCTCAACATTCAATCCAGCAGTAGTTTTCGCTCCACGTTTTGCGATAGCCTTTTGGAAAGCCGCCAGTGGCATCCCCAGTTTTTTCGCCAGTCCCTTGCACAGATCAATCTGTTCGGCACTCGCTCGCTCCTGCCCACTGGTGTCGGCCGGCGGAGTGACTGGGGCCATGGAATCGGCCATCAGCCCGGCAGAAGAAGCCGGCTCCGGTTTAGCAGGAGGCGATGTTTCGACTCCACCTGCCGCGGTGTCCCGCCCGCCCGGAGCCGGCTGGGAAGTGCTGCCAAGATTGAGCCAATCAATGATCGGCTTGACGAAGTCAGGCCCCGGCTTCTCAGCCCGGGCCCCATCGACTGCCGAACATCTTGTCTTGGTAACCAAAATCCGATGGTCCCAATCGAGTTCGCAGACTACGTCAAACTCGTATTCCATGCCGGGTCGTTGGATGGGAGCCATGCCAACCTTTCGTGGAACCAATCGGCCTTTGGAATCTTCCTCCAGTACGTGTTCCATCTTGGAACGCATGGTGACAATCACGTGGGCTGGAAAAGAGAGCAGGGATTCCACCATCCGCTGGTGCTTTGGCGTAACGTCTTTCCACGCAGTGTATTTGTTTTTGGATGGGCTGTTTGCCACCTGCTCCAACGCACCTCCGATGCCCTCCCAAGCATGGCTGAGCGAATCCACGATCAGGACGTCAGGCCTCAGTCGAGCCGCCTCCTGCATTGCCACCGTGTAATTCTGCGGATCAAAATGTTTGAGTTCGCAGACTCGCCAATTCCAGGTATGCCCATCAACCACTTCCCCCTGGTACTTGCTCATCGAACCGTGTTCGGTATCAATGGCCACTACCCTCTTGCCGAGAGCAAATGCAAATCGCAATGCCGTGTAGGTTTTCCCGCTGCCCGATGGCCCGTCAATGGCCATTCGGAGCTTGGCTTTTTTTCGTGTCGCTGGTTCAAACATTCAGACACCCCAATCTCTCGGCACAAGCCCGAGTATTAGTCAAGTCATTCGCCAAGTACGCCTTGGCTTTGTTCCTGTTGGTCGCCCATACCTTGTAGAAATCGGCACCAGACATGTCGGGAGTCTTCTGGCCAACGCCAAGTCCCTTGGCTAAAGTGTCCAGCGAAATGTATTCGCCATACACGCCCAGTCGATATACTTCCCTGATGTCGATGAAACCAGCATTCCATTTCCGGCCATCGAACATTTCCGATAATGGGAACGACAACCTGAGCACCCAGGTCCGGTGGGCCAAGAATGGTAAATCGAAACGAAAAATGTCGAAGCCAATCATCCGGTTGCCGCGACCGATCGTTTCCTTGGCAACGCCCCAAAATTTCAAAAGCTGATCGCGTTCGTCGCGACTGTCAATCTGGATCCGCTGATTGAAGTAGCCGGTGGCCAACACCTGGCCAGTCATGGCGGAGAGTGCAGCCTTGTCTCGGAATTTCCCGAAGGCTGTCTGCCGTGCCGTTTCGACTTGCTTGACCAAGTCCGCTTGCTTGGCGGCAAATTTCACACGGCCTTCGCTGATTTTTTTGGCAACCGTTTTCGCCAAACTTGCATTGCCGAGTTTGACGTCAGCATCCTTGTCGAACTCTCGGCCGATGATCCCCCCCTTGTCGAATTTCAACGGATCGAATGGCGGTGCCAACCGTTCCAACACGCCATCCGGCAACGGCCCAGTTTCGATATCAAACACCACTGCCTCAGGCATCTTGCCCTCCATTGGCATCGTAATGAGCCAGACAATCAGCCCGGCAATCCACGGAACAAAAGAAGTGGCGGCCCTGGTGCGTTACTGCCCTACCTTGAATTGGATTGTTGCACCACTCGCAGACAAAGCAATTCTGCAACTCACTGCGGATGATTAGAATGTTTCGTGGTGCCGTAATTCCCAGCCGCACGGCACTACGTCCAATCTGATTGACGACAATCTCAATACGATCAGGACCACGACCAATAAGAATCTTTTCCCTCAGCTTCCGTCTGAGTTCCAGCATCGAGCAATTCCTTTCTGCTCAGGTGAATTGAAAAGCACGGCGGGCCGGATTATCGTTGCGAAGGTATTGGGCGACAGGACCCTCACGCACACCTATGATTTCCGACAACTCTCTACGATTCTTTGTGCCGCAACAACGTGCGACAGGAGCCGACGCTGCCACGCCGCCGCCGTGAGTTCTCAGTTTTTTCCAGGTCCAGTTATGACATTGGCTGCTGCCCTACCGCGTATCAGGCCAACTCGGCGACCCTCTGCCCATCCTGGATCTGTGGTTTCTTTTTGTCCGCAACTTGAACAGAGTAGCCCACCAGGATCTATCGTATGGCTCTGAGAGCACATCACTTTGTCAGTCGGCAGGAATTCACCGCAGCCTGGACAAGTTTCTCTCACAAGACTCCTCCTCTCAAATAGTAAGCACGGCGGGGCCGGAGTCTTCCGTCGTTTTGGGTGGTAGACCGCAGACAGAATCATCCGACAAGCTGGTTTGTTGCTCCTGGGGAGGTCCCCCGGGCCCGGCTCTACCACGCCGCCACCGTGATTTCAAATCGTGGGGGCCAGACTCGAACTGGCGACCTCAAGGTTATGAGCCTTGCGAGCTAGCCAACTGCTCCACCCCACAGTCGCCATCTATCGACAGCAGAAGAACCCCGCCACCAGTCGCCGGAGTGGCCGACGGCAATGGAAGAAATGGTGAGCACGCGGGGGCACTACATGCCGCCGGAAACAGTGGCCGTGATGGTTCAATACGGCCGGTAGACTGACGGCGCAATGGCCGCCCGAACATCCGATGGTACTGGCCGGAGCGCACGCCGCACAGCCAGTAACGAAAACACAAATCAACGCAATCCACATCAAACGGTTCATCGTTTCATCCTTTTTTCGAGGAAACAGGAATAGGGGTAAGTCGACATCGCAGGTACAGGCCGCTCTTGTACGGCATGTACAGAATCAGTTGAGGCAGGGTGTCGTTCTGCATTTGCTTCAGCGACGGTCCCTTGCTGCCGTAGAGGGCGACCATGGCTCGTTTGCGATCGGTATCGTGGTACACTCGGGAGAATTCGTAGCCGTTGACCAGTAGATTTGGCAGCAACTCTTTCTCCATTACCTGGCATGCAGGGCAATCGTGTCGCCCGACGTACACGAGGAACGGAGTCTTGTTTTTCATGGCCCGAGCCCTTGCCGCCACGTAGTCGTCCGTTGGGACTGCACGTGGAGTCGGAAGTGTGGGAGTCTCGGCAGCCGGGCCAACGCGAATCCAAGACAGGAGAATCATGCCGACGAGGATGGCAAATGCGAAGATCACCCAAATGGGAACACCCATCCACTTTGCCAGATCCGAAAACCAAGAGAATGGCTTTATCATCATCATGCTTCTTCAAAATGCCCGGCGGGGCGAAGAACATATCAACTCCCCGCCGGGCGGCCCACAGACAACATGCGTCAGTTCCCGCAACGCTTCACTTCCCTGCCTGCAAAGTCCGGGATTTCACCCGACGGCGGAGGCGGAGGCGGAGGTGGCTGCGGCGGTTGGCTGAGCAGGCACATGACCAGGGCCATGAGAGCCTGGGACAACGGTGTGCCAGTGAGCCATGACCACGCGAAATCCATCAAGCATTTCTTTGCATCTGCCTGCGAAATGAGTTGTGTTTCCATCAGGCACCGCAACAAGCTCTTCACGGACTCGTACAGATCGCCAGTCTCGAACAACTTCATCAGGAAGTCGAACCAGCAACTTGTCTTTTGCGAATCGACTGGCGGTGTGCAGATAAACTCAATGTGGACTTCCGACAGACCGAGTCCCGAGTGTTTCTCAATCAACGCACCTTGAATGTCTACGAGTGACACCATCAGAAAACCCTCTCTTTCATTGGAATGAATGGACGCGGCCAAGTTCGATCACGTATTCTGCGGGCGAGACAATCGTCGTTCCCGTCCCGCCAGCAAACAACAATCCAAACGGCCGCATTGCCGGATACTCGAAAACCATAGAACCTGAATCGCCGGAAGCAGAGAATTCTCCGCCCTGGCGAGTACAGACGAATTGATCCTTGAATAGGGCGACTTTTCCGCCGCCATAGCCGACACGAACGGTTGCTCCGATCTGAGAACAACGGCCGTCGATGATTCGACCGAGCGTGCGGCCATCACGAGCGACGACAGTACCGACGCCACCTTCACTGATCTCTTTGCTGTAGCTGCCGAGTGTGAGTTGTTCGGGCTTGACAGTGTGAGTGATAGGTGCGTAGGGCCCGTCTGTGCGTTGTATATCCAACACGGCGAGGTCGACGTAATTCGTGCCGCCGAAGACGATGCCCGGCGACGAAGCCACCTCGCCAAACCATTCGCTCGAACCGCCATGTTGCACCATTCGCTGACCGACTTCACCTGTGGCTACGTGCCAGTTGGTAATGGCTCCGTGGCGGAGAGAACCATCTTTGGCAATGCGAACGACCTTGCAGCCGAGAGTGCCGACCCAGCGTTGGCCGGTCGGCTGGATTTCCACGCCGCCCGGGATCGGGGTATTGTGACAGTTACGATTCTGGCCACCCGGATCACGCATGAACCTGGTTAGAAAGTCTGATTCCCGCAGCAACTCAATCTCTGCCGGCGGCGCCTGGATGACGTCCGTCGAAACCATGCCATCCCCGAGAGTTCGAGGAATCGACATTGACTGAATGCAATCACGATCCCCCTTGATTGCAACAGTGAAAATGACGCCGTGGCCACGCAAATCCGGCTGGCCATCAAGAGTCCGTTTCCCAAAACCCACACTGTGGATATTCCTACTTAGATCTGCGGCCATCATCTTTTCCGCATCAGCCAATGCTTGCTGAACATCCAAAGGCAAATCATCCCTCCGTCTCGCCATCATTGCTTCCTTTCAAGCTGCCAGGGCATAGCCACAGACCATCCCTGTAGAAAATCGTTGGGTAGAAAACCGGTAGAATCTTGCCGAGACTAGATCACCCGCAGTCGCGGTTTCGGCAGAGTTGGAGAAGGCAGAACATCGGCTGCCTGCCGTTGCTGAGTGATAGTCGGATCTTCGTAACGGGCCGATTGATCGGAGTGGTGGCCGAGTTGATGGCCCGCGTCTATACCGCCGAGCTTGGAGTAGCTGTAGGTGGTTCGGCGGATCTTGTGGCACAAGTCTCGTCGACTTGACGGCAGCTCTGCTTTGGTCAACAGTCGACGGAAATGAACGTAGAACGTCGAATCGCTGTGCGGCCAGGGGAATAGTAATCTGCGAGGTGGTTCCCAGATCACCTCGATAGCCACCATACAGTCGGCGGGCAATCGAAACACTTGATCGGCATTTTGCTTCTGAGTCTCCGCGAACACCAACACAAAGGATCCTTGTCGGTCCACGTTGGCCTGTTCGATAGCAAGTGCCGCACCTTTCCGGAGCCCAGTCCAATAAAGCACCTGAATGAATGCCATCCACCAATCGCAAGCAGCTATCTCGCCAATCCGCCCTGGCGTGAGTGTCGCGGATTCCAGCATTTTGGAAATCTGGTTCACCCGAAAGGCAACAGGCACTCGCTTTGGTTCCTGCAACGGATGCACGTCTGGCTCTTCGTCCAGCACTCCCTTCCGAAACGCATACCGAGCCAATGTCAGTAACCGCGTGATGTGGAAGTTGACGGTCACGTTGCCTAACTCGGGTTTGGCTACCAGCCATGCCCGAAAGCCGTGTAGAGTATTCTCGATCAAGTCTTCGAGGTGTGGATCCCGATCGAGATACTTTTGGAAATGAGCCAGTGTGGCCAGATAGTTCTTTGCCGTACCCCGCTTCCCGCTGGGCTGGCGGCGAGGGCGGTAGACATCCACGTAGAACGTAGATAATTTGGTAGGTTTCATGGCATGAAGCATTGATTATACAGGAGAAAGTCCTGCTAATCGCAATGCCAAGACTGATTTTCAAGTCTTGACGACAAAACTCCACGCATGAAATCCTTTTCACCGGAAAAATCCCCCGAGCTTTCCTGTCCGACAAAACCTTCGTGGTCATTTCAGATGTTTGCAGTCTAGGGAACTGGCCCCAGTTTTGTCAATCAAATTCCTGAACGAAAATCCCAGTTGTGCCCAAAATTCCTGTCAAGCCACTACATCTTGTGGTTGATAGCACCTGAAAAAATCTGCCGGCTTCTGGTTTTCGCCGAATCATTGTGGGAACCCACAAAGCTACGGGAAATGGCCAGTCGGCAATTGGAATTCCGCCGGCAACGGTTCTAGGTGCCGATTGCAGTCGACGAACTCATACCCATGGGAATCCTGGAGATCTCTCAGCCCCTGCCACATGCACCGTTTGACTTCCGGCCAGATCCGCGGCCACCGCTCAGTGATCCGGCCCTCCCAGAAATGGCCGAAGCCATCCCCCCACTCATTTCCGTAGAGGTAGATGGGCTGGCCCGGATTGAGGATGGCCGCGAAGTTGACGAGATCAGTAAAAGTAGATCCGTAGTGATAAATGGATTGTTGGAGGGTGGTGGCTGGGATCTGATTCCGGGTGCCGGGGTCCCCGCGGCGGTAGAAGAGCCCTGGGACACCTCGGACTCTCACTCTGCCCTGAGCCTCGCTGGCGAAAGCCTCTTTGCCGACGAACATGAAGCGGAGTCGCTCCTGGAGCCTGGCATCGTCGGCAATGGCCGCCAGCTCGACGTCAAGCTGCCTCACCATCTCGGCCGAGTGGTTGTCGCCCCAGGTCCACACCGTCGGCCGAAAGCCCGCTGACTGCCAGTGAGACAGGAATGAGTTGCAGGTGAATACCCACTCAGCCTGATCGAGGTGTTGCCGCTGACTGTTTGTCAAATCTGCGAGGCTAAAACTGCTGCCGAGGACATACGATGGAGCCATGGAATTCTCCGATTGCTTGCTGCGCTACCTTGTGCTGTTGTTGAATGGTATCGACGACAACAGAATAGTCATGTCCCAAGCACTTCTCAATCGCCCCGTCAATTTGCTTGGCAATTTCTGGAGCTTCAATATCACACGGAGACTGCAAAGCTTCAGACATTCCCTTACCGCGAATATCTGTCTTGATGAGGATGCTCTTGGTACCAGCAATCAGGCTTGCGATATGGCTATGAACTCTAAACCCAATATGCAAATCGCTGTTGCGACACACCGATAACATCCTCTCGAATGAACCGGCAACTTCCACAATTTCAACGCCGTGTTGTCGACAACAAAGGATGAGATCTTCGTCCTCGCCAAAAATCCCGTGATTGAATAAGCATTGGATCTTAGATACAGGGAACCGTTTTAGTAGATAGGAGAGAACATGATGATTCAACCTGGACCATCTGATAAATGGAGCACCGCTGGAAAAAACAACGGTAGCGGGTTCTTCGCTCCTGAAGGAAATCTCGTCTACGTCGTTGTGAAACCAAGTAGAGCAACCAACAAAGGTTGAAGTCACTCCCTTGCTCTGCAATTCTCGCTGAGTAACTTTGTCTCTGGTAACAATGACCATCTGCTTCAAGGCATCGACTATACCGTCTTTCAATGTTAGCGAATAAGCATCGGGATCTTTTTCAATGTCCCCCAGCCCAACACCCCATGCCACAACCGGCACCCTGACGGCATCCAGATCCAGGCCGTAAAAATCAAACACGCCATTGCATATACACGGGCCGCCGGGAATCACCAGGCAGTCACTGGCGTTGATGACTTCTAGTTGCTGAGCAGTAAATGATTGCCTGCTCTGCTCGGCCGTCCAGCGGATTACGTCAAAGCCAGCGTCACGAAAGAGCTTGCTGGTAGATGCCACGATGAAATGGTCGCCAGCATTCTTCCGGGCTCCACTGAGAAGTACAATTCTGGCCATTCAATCGGCAATCCACATCCCATCGGCATCAAACCGCTTGCTGCTGAGTTCCTTAGCCAATTCAACGATTGACCAATCGATGTCTCGCTTTGCCGGTGGTGGTTTGATTCGTTTGAGGACAGTCAATCCGCAGCAATTCCGAAAATGTTTAACCATCTGCCATTCCATGGAAACAATCAATCCATCAACTACAGCCTTCATACCCGGCAAGCCAGTTGAGCCGACTCTACCGCAATCTTCCGTGTCGTGGAGAATCAGCCAACGACCCACAGACGAAGCGTGCAGTTCCAATTCAGCCGCCAGTTGAATGCCGTGGTGCCAGGTATCAATGAACAACAAGTCCGTTGGCTCGATCGGTTTGATGTCCAGGACATTCACGCAGTAGAATTCCCACTGCACTCCGCCGTCTCTGGCAATACGTCTGAAGTCATCCAGCGAGAACCAACAGTGAATGTCGTAGCTTGACAATTGCTCGGGACGGCTGGCCAGAAAGGCAACTGTGGAATTGCCGTAGTAGACACCGAACTCCGTGACTCGCTGGCACGACTCGGCGTAAGTTCTGAGCGTCGGGAGATGTTCCCAAATATCCGAAGGTGTCCTGCACCGCCGCTGATACTCAGGCGTCAAGGAAAGCAAGCTGCTGGAGACGCTGGCACCTGGTGTTTCCATTTTGGATAGCCACGAATGATGGGTGGAGCTTCGGCCCAGATGGCCTTTTCAATTTGCCGGCCGTAGTATACCAATGCCGCCAATTCATTCGGCGTGATGCTGCAAATATGATCGCTGCCGGGAAGTGTCTTGTCCAGGGTGAAATGCTTTTCGACAAAGCCTGCCCCACGGCCAATGGCTGCGAGAGAAACGCCGATACCTGGGGAATGATCGCTGATGCCAAAGTACGATGTGTGCGGATAGTGGCGTGGCTGAGACAAGTAATCGGCATACGTTGCAGGGTAGGCCGGCACACAGAATAGGTAATGGACGTTTGCCCATTTCCCTAAAAGACCATCTGCCTTTTCCGCATCAATCATGCCGAGCGAGGCATACACTGACTTGCCAGTACCAATGACCTTGCGTGCAAAGTCTGGCGTTTTTTTCAGGGTCCGCGACGCCAACTTGTACCGCCCGATGCCAGCACTCTCTGTCCAGCCGAATCGTTCGTCATCGAACACGGAGAAGAATGGTTCAATATTTTCTTCTTCGCACCAACCGAGGATCTGATCGAACACCGACCTTGAAATTGCACATCGCTTGCCTTCCGGAATCAACTCGGGTTCATCGGCAAAAACATCCTCGGGATCATAGAGCTGGAATTTTGCCAAATCGGCCCCTGCATTGGCGGCCTGCCGAATGAGTTCCCGGCACAAGTTCCAGTCGCCGTTGTGGTTGATTCCAATCTCAGCACAAATCAACATTCGTCTGCCTCCGATGCAAAAGGAACTCTGCCCAATCAACGTCCCGTTGGTCGTCAATTTCGACAACCTCGTCATAGCCACAGATTATCCCGCGGTGTTCCATGCCGTCAAGGGATGTTCGATCTGCAAAGATCTGCTGGAGGGCTGTCGTTCGGTATACCCAGCCAACGGCCGTCTCCATGTAGACTACAGGGAACTCCTGGGAAGGTATCCGCATGTTGCCGAGACAAAAATTGTGAATGCGGCTTCGGTAATCCGAATGACGCATCCGATACGGGTGATCTTGTGGCTGTGTCAAAACATTGACCATCTGGGCACGGGTGGCTACTAAGTGCTCAATCATTCGATCGAAAATTCTCGACGGCCGGATTGGAGTATTGGCGTAAGCCAGCAAAACACAGTCGTATTCACCGTCAGTCTCGCCGACGACAAATTCGAGCACCTTGAAAAGATCGAATTCCCGGGCTAAGTGGACGGGCTCTTCCAGCCATAAAGCACCTCCGGCTTCCGTGATTACCTGGGCTTCTGGATCATCGCTCACTACCACCACATCGGGCTGGTAGGAACAGGCAGCCACGTGTTCCAGCGTCCACCGCAGGCACGGCTTGCCGGCAATCATCATGGTGTTCTTGCCCGGCACGCGGGATGAGTTCTTGCGGCAGGGGATGACGGCGAGAATTTTCATGGAGTTGCCCCTACTCGCTTCGGTCCCAAATGTCCAATAATCCAAATATCCAGTACCAAATGTCACCAAAGAAGTCCGACAAGGGTTCGCACGGAATTTGATAGATGAAGAACCTCATCAGAATCTCAGGTGGCAGCATCACATGTACAATTACGACCTCCCAGATATACACCCACCAACGTCGAGGAAATGGTGATTCTGATGTGTATTCGTACCACCGAAGGAACGGATAAAACACAAACAGGAGAAACGGACAGACCACAAGCACGAAAAAGAGAATCTTGAACGGCAGGAGAATGGCAGCGAAGATTTTCATGGCTGGCGGTAGGGAAAGAGTTCGTTGAGTTGTGCCTGGCGTTTACGACACCCGCCGCAAGGTTTGATGCCGACGGCCTTGATGAGTTTTGCTACGGTATCTCCGAGCCCTTGGGAAGGGGCCTTCGGGCAGTTGCGGCGCGGCGGCTCGTCAGATTGGATGCGGTATGTCCAATTGCATTGGGGGCACTGCCAGATGCCGTCAGTATTGAGTTGGAGAGGGCAATCCATCACAAAGCAGTCAGCAAGCAAGTTGCTGCACTTGTGTTACATTGATCAAGGAAGTGGCCGTCTGGCGGAATGGAATAACTGTTCCAAGATGCACAATCCATGTCGGCAGAAGTTTTCTTGAATCCCCATCTTCGCGTTCCACTACAAGTATTCATGCCTAACACCCGGATTTCATCGCTAGCATTCACAAGGGCATAGATTGCTGCTACACCACAGATTGTCGGAGCCAGATCATACCACCAAAAACAGCAACCGGAGCAGGCGCCCGCCCCAGTGCCGGCAGTAAGGATGTAGGTTTCATTGAAACCGTTGCATGATCCACAGCTACCATCAGTGATGCCCGAAATTATCATTTGTATAGTTAGAGGCGTCGAACCAGTGCAATATCCGCAAGGACAAGGCAGAGAGCAGCAGCACGGATACCCCGGAGCAAACTCCAGCTTGGGAATCCAAAGGAACGGACGCGGGAAAATCGGACGTGGCAGTATTAGGCGGGACATGAAATCTGCAACATCTCCCACTGGCCGTCAGTGTAGTTCCACATGAATTCGCAGACAGCGTCATTGTCGCCGTCCCAATCGTGCTGATTCTGAACAGTCAACTCATCCGACGCAGCAGCAACAGGAACTATCCCCGACATCGCCACCACGTTATCCACCGTAGCGGTTGCATCGGTATCCGCCAAGACCCCATCCAACAGCCCCTTGCAAATCGTCGGCCCAGGATCTCTCACCACCAGCACCACCCCGTTCGCATCGGCTGCCAGGGCAATGAACCCAGGGAAGTCGGCCGTCAATGTCCAATCGGAATCCGTTGGTCCACAAATACCCCCTTCATTGATCGTGCTGGTGGCCTTGGCATAGGCCGGCACGCCCATCGCCAAACTGCACTGGCCGTAAGCCCCGCTGGCCACATCCATCGGCCCATTCACGTAGATGAGTTTTGGCGGGGCGCCGGCTGTGAACTGCTTGGTCTGGACGACAGTCAGCTTCTCGACGGTGGCTGTCCCGTTGGCTTCCATTACCGCAAACGCATCCACCGCGGTGTTCGGAGTGAACGGGATGGAAATTGCGTAGGTTTGTGGAGAATCACCGAACACTGCTACCACCTCCGAAATTTCGGTCGTCTCAGTTGCTTTTTGACTTTCCGTTGGAGTTTGTTAGCAGCCACCTGCTTTTCAACCCGCCTGCGTTCTCGATACGACAATGTCCGATGGAGAACTTCCATGTTCCTGGTAACCATCGTCGTGGCAAACTGCTTGCCCACCGTGAAAATGATCTGCTGGATTGCTCCGTCCAATTCAATCGGCCGCAGCCCCATGTAGACGATTGATTGCGGGAGTGTTTGTTCGTACTCTCGTTTTAATCCATCCAGGTAATGATCGGCTTCGCTTGCTATTTCCTGGAGATTATCAACAAGGAATCCTTCGACCTGGTAATTCGGGCCATACTTCGGGACCAGATTATGAACTAATTCATCGTGACTGACGTACCGTGTTTTTGTGCCGAAATTGCCCCCAAGATTTTCCGTCCGAACGAAATGTATCCATGCCCATGTATCATCGGCTCTGACATTGCAAGCTGCACGCAACCGAAGCTGTGCATCCCCAGCTGTAATTTTGCCAGTCGTAGTGTTACGGTAAACTCGTTCACTAAATTTCACCACATTTGTTTCTGCGTCGAACTGATGTTCACGACGATAAGCACCAACCTCCTCCGTGTCGGTAGAATGTGGAGTTAGGACACTGGCCACATTTGTGTATGGAGGGCCGTAACCTGGCTCCCAGATTCCATATACCAATGCAGGGCGATTTCGCAACACACCATCTTCAACTTTCGTTAGGACTTGTTGTTCTTCTATGTCGAGTCGATCTAAGTGAAAGATTTTGTCGTCAAAACCCGGGACTTTCAATCCGGCACGCACATTTACCTGGTACCAGCGGAAGACAGTTTCCAGTGCCAAAACCTGAGCGGCCCATCCAAACTGGATGTGAACATTCTCGAAAGATAGAAGGTCCGCAGTTCCCCAACCGCCAACGGGAATGTAACTCAGTGAAGCAATAGGCTTGATTGTTCCATCAAGATCTTTCCCTACTGCTAGCATGGGAAAGTCTACCTGGAATCGAGTCCGCCCGCAAATAATCGCAATCGAATCGGGCCGCTCGGGAGGATCGATCGTCAGTGAGTTTTCGAGCACGCCGTCCAGTGGCAATGCTGAACCTTGCCCCGTTTTCCAAATTTTCACTCGATTGTCCAAGCCAAGCACAATCCGACAGCCAAGATCATCGCAGATTTGAGCCAAAGCTTCCATGGGAGAATCATACTCCCATTCGATTTCTGGCTCAGCATCATTGGGCATTTCCGCCAGGCTAAATCCTGTTTCACCAATGGCGGCGAAACACAACTCAGCCAACTGATGCGGTGTCTTCTCAAACCCCACCTTAAGCGAACCATCATCTTCCCGGGTGTTATAGAAACCCGAGATTTTCCCCCACTTCCATTTCCATCGACGATCGAAGATCGACAGCCGCCAGACTTCCCCTTGGTTGTTCCGCTGGAGAGAACTGTAGTCAATCTTGCAGTCGGGGAAGTCTACTTTCTCGTCGCCGAAGAGAAAGGTGAGCGTACCACCTTCGCCGATGAAATTGAGCTGGGGCTTGATGGTGAGAGTGGCTACGGACGCGGAAATACCATGAACGAAGCTGATGGTTGCCTCGACAATGGATTCGATGCCTGGGAATGTGCATGTGCCTTGGAGCATCAGACCGATGTGAAGGTAATAGTTTTGTGAGGCGGCTTCCAGATGGTCACATCTTGCAGCGTCGTTTGCTCCAAGTCGATGCCATTGGTCTCAACCAACACGCCATTGGGATCACGGTACTTGGCTTTGCCGTACAGATTGACGTTGGTAATCGTCTGAGTTTTCATCGAACGAGCGTGATCGAAGTCGCCAGCATTCTGAACATCCAGCGTTGTGATCGTGCCGCTGGAATCATCGAACACCGTACCGCTCATCGTCAAGAGAGTGACAGTCGCCGTCCCGCGAATCGTCATCTCGCAACCAGCCCGTTGGTCGATGTTGGTGACGTCGCTTTCGAGTTCGACTTGTCCGCCTGATTGTTCGATGTTTCCGAAGGTAACACCCGCCCCAAAGATCACACGGGAGTCGCCGAGCACGGACTGTTGGAAACTGATCTTGCAAGCACCGGCCACGTTGGCAGATTCGCCGTCGAAAAACGCCACTCCGACGTCACCCTTCATGCAGATGAATGAGTTGCTCGTGTTGGTTCCCTTCAGCAAGGTGGCCGGAATACCCGTCTCCTCTCGACTGCCGAAACCGTAGAGCGTGACAGCCGCATCGTTGGCCAGGAAGTCCAGCATGATTCGGCCACTGCCGTTGCCTTCGCCTTCGCCGAGAATAACTGTTGTCGGACCCATCTGAAGATATCGCGGCCGGTACTCAACATATTTGGTAGTATCGCCAGTTCCTCTATCTACGTTGGTTCTCGGCAAACCAATCCTGCCAGAGTAACTCTGTTTCTGTGTGAAGCTGAGTGGTTGAATCGCTGCCAACGCATCCAAGTCGTACAGACAATCGACGTCCGAATTCTCGAAAACAACATCGTCACTCCCGGTGGGCATGGCTCCGGTCGACCATTTCGCCGCCGTGTTCGCGGAAGCGCCGACGGGTCTGACCACCGGGATGGCGACGGCGATCACGTTGCTGCTCTTCCTTGGTGCCGTCGGCAAGTCGGCACAGATCCCGCTGTACGTGTGGCTCCCAGACGCCATGGAGGGCC